CCGCTCCCCGTGCACCGCGCCGCCAAGCCCCTGGGCCCAGCCATCCACCCCCAGGTCGCCCGCTTCCTCGCCTCCTGCTGCGAGCCCGACGACGAGTCCCGCGTCGAGTGCGGTGCTCTCCACGACGCCTACCTCGCCTGGTGCGCCGAGAACGACGTCCCCCTCTGCGAGCACACCTTCTGGCGCTCCGTCGCCGCTGCTGGGTTCGGGCCGTACAAGACGCACGGCGTCCGCTACCGTACCGGTCTCCGCCTCGTGGAGGTCAAGTAGCCATCGTGCGCTATCGTGGCAACATGCTTGCACTACGCTTCACCAGGCATACACCTCTTGACGGTATGAGCGAAAGCGTATACACTTCCACTATGCCTCACGGTGAGGCGGGAGGAGTCCATGGTCTACAAGGAGCCAGTCCAGCCAGTCATGATCCCGAAAACCATCATCGCCACAGTCAAGTCGCTCATCCCGCGACTGCGTGGGAGAAAGGAGTACGTCGTCTACGGCAACCTAAGCATGACTGCCGTCATCCGGATCGCCATCGTCAAGGGAATCGAACAGATAGAGAAGGAACTCTCCGAGCCGAAATAAACCAAGCGCAGGAACCCCGACCTCCGCCAAGACGACGAGGCTCCAGCGTCACCAACGAACACGAATGGAGACAAGCTAATGTCTACGACCGAAGCCAACGAAAATCAAGACACAACCTTCGCCCCCCTCACCGTCCACCCTGCCCTCGCCCTCTTCCCGCTGATGACCGAGGCCGAGATCGCGAGCATGGCCGAGAGCATCAAGCACGTCGGCCTCGTCCAGCGGATCTGCATCACCAAGATCGACGAGACCTACTACCTCATCGACGGCCGGTGCCGCTGGCTCGCCCTCGTCGAGGCCGGGCTCTCCGCCTCCCTCGGGCACGACCTCTGCGCCGTCCTCGAGGACCACAGCTACCAGGCCAAGCTCGTGCGCTGGGTCAACTGCGCCGACGGTCTCGCGGCTGCCCACTTCGTCGCTTCCATGAACCTCTACCGGGCCAGCTACTCACCCGAGGAGCTGGCTGAGATCGAGGTCGCCGCTAGAGCCTACCTGGATAATAGCAAGGCCACTCGCGCCAACCAGGGGAAGTGACCATGGACACCACCAACGAGTTCTACCCATTCACCGTCCATCCCGTCGCCGACTGGTTCCCCCTGATTGAGGGGGCCGCGTTCGACACCTTCGCGGAGGACATCAACCAGACCTGCCTCTCAGATAAGATCGTCGTCGCCCCGCGCGAGGACGGCAGCTATTGGCTCATCGACGGTCGCAACCGCTGGCGAGCTATGGTTCGCAACGGCTGGGCCGGCTCGCTCCAAACCCAGGCCACGATGCTCCTCGGTGGAGATCGCGGGTGCCTCATCAACTTCGAGGTTCGGGCCGACCTCACGGAAGAGGACGAGATCGTCAGCTACATCCTCAGCCACAACCTGCACCGCCGCGAGATGACCACGGTGCAGCGCGCCCGCATCGCCCTCCGCGCCAAGGGGCGATTCGAGGCCCAGGCGCGCGAGAACATGGTCGCGACCCAGAACAACGATGCCGGTCGAGCTGCTTTGTCAGATATGACAAACCTGGTGCCGGTCCACTCGCGCGACCAGGCCGCCGCCCTCGCCAAGGTCTCGGCCGGGACCATGCACAACGTCGAGCTGGTCGACCGCAACGCCATCCCCGAGCTGCGTGCCGCCATGGACTCGGGCCGCGTCAAGCCTGCGACCGCCGCAGCTGCCACGCGCTTGCCCCCCGAGGACCAGCGCGAAGTCGCCGCGACCGGAAAGCTGCCCAAGCCCGCGCACTGCCCGAGCCACGAGAGCCACGGCTACCCCACCGGAGCCAGGTGCCGGAGCTGCGGCCCCAACCTCTGCGGCGACTGCAGCACCCGCCGCGAGGCCGCCCTCGTCAGCCTCACCACCCCGGCGGCGGCGCCTACGAAGACGACGCCCACCACGCGCGAGGCCCAGTCGCGTCTCGAAGGTGCCCGACGCCGGGCCGATGCCCACGGCGAAGTGTTCGACGAAGCCGCCTTCCTCGCCATCGGAGCCGAGGTAGCCGAGGCCCTTGGCACCGCCACAACCTGCACTGAGTGCGAGCGCGAAGACGACGACCTCGACGACTGGGGCCACTGCACCGAGTGCCGCACCATCTCGTTCAGGGGCGAGGTGGTGGCGGAGTTGCACTACGAGCCCGACCACGCGCCACGGGTCGTTTGTCGACCAGGCGCCTCCATCAAGTAGCCCACGATGCTATCCCCCGCCGCCATACTCGCCAGAGCGCTGCGCTTCGCGCCGGCTCCATACACGGTGATGCTCACCGGGAAGCCTGGCACGGGGAAGAGCCGACTCGCGCGCATCATCCACGATGCCAGCCCGCGCGCGAATGGCCCGTTCATCGTCGTCGACGTGGCAGCGCTTCCGACGTCGCTCTTCGAGTCGGAGCTCTTCGGCTACGCCAAGGGCGCCTTCACTGGGGCCAACACGGCGAAGCCGGGACTCGTCACCGCGGCCGACAGAGGCACCCTCTTCATCGACGAAATCGGGGAGCTGACGCAAGACATCCAGGCCAAGCTACTGCGCCTATCCCAAGAGCACGTCTACACCCCGGTCGGCGGCGTCAAGCCAATCTCCGCCGACGTCCGAATCATCGCCGCCACCAACAAGCCGCAGTCGGCGTTCCGCGACGACCTATATGACCGCCTCGCCGTCCTCACCGTCGAGCTCCCCACGCTGCGAGACAGGGGTGACGCCGTGCAGCTTGCCGAGGACTTCCTCCCCACCCTCGCTGAAGAGCTCGACCGCGACTTCGTCCTCTGCCATCAGACCCGTACCGCCATCGCTGCGCGACCATGGCCGGGCAACGTGCGCGAGCTCCACAACGCCCTCCGCCTCGCCGCCGTGATGTCCGATGACGGCGTCCTGCGGCTCGATTGCGAAAAGGCCCGCGACGACGGCGGATGGATGACACTCGACGAGATCACCAGCAGCACGGGGAAGTCAGAGAAGACCATCCAGCGCATGGTGCTCCGCGGAGAAATCGAGACGAACGACGCCTACGGCAAGGGACGGCGCTACCGCCTCGTGGGAGCTACCAAGGGAGCTACCATAGCGGTCGCGGGGGCTACCGCCAACTAACACCTGCTCGCGGAATGGCCAGCATCGGCGCCGAATCAGGCCCCACCTGCTACCTTCGCCTGGTATCGAAGCCGTGCCATTTCGCCGCGCCGTTCCTGGTCCGTGTCGTTACTTGCCTGCGTGGGAGCTACCAGCGGGAGCTACCAAACGCTCCGCGGCCGCCTGCTTCACCGCGTCGGACACCCCCGCGTAGTGCTCGGTCATCTGCTCGGAGCAGTGCCCCATCATCGCGCGAATGACCACCCGGTCGACCCCCGCGAGCAGGAGCAGGGTGTTGAAGGTGCGGCGAAGCACCTGGGGCGTGACGTGGAAGTCGAGCCCAATGCGCTCCGATGCCACGTGCATCAGCCACTTCGGCCGCTCGGCAAGGTCTGGGAACACTCGCCCATCAGCCAAGCCCGGCGCCTGTGTCGCCAGCATCCGCCGCCGGTGGAGCTGGAGCGCCTCCCGAAGCGCCGCGGTGATTGGGACGCTGCGCGGGTCGCCTGTCTTCGTCGGCCCCTCGTTTCCGCGCCACAGACTGCGCCGCACCTCGATGGTGCCTTCGCCGATGTCCTCCCATTGCAGCGCCATCAGCTCCCCGTTGCGCATCCCCGTCGTTGCCAGCACGAGAATCGCCGTCCAGCGCTCGCCGTCCTCGTCGAGCCATCGCACCCTTTCGAGGAACTTCGACAGTTCGGCCTCGGACAGGGTCCTTCGTTCTCGCACCGACGGCGCGTGGGACCTTGGCGCCTGCACCCTGCGCATGGGGTTGCTGCCGATGAGACCGTCCTCTACCGCGTCCTCGAGAAGTGAACGCAGCCGCACCCAGACGCTAGCCAGCGTCGCGCGGGAGTAGGGCTTGCCCTTCGCCCCCTTCTCGTGCTCGAGGGCCCTGGCGAGGAACTCCAGGTGCTCCCGCCGAAGGTCCTTGACGAGGATGCCGCCGATTCTCGACGTGACGATTTCCAGGTCGCTCGACCGCGCGAGGAGGCTACCGGGGCGGATTCTCTTCTTCGCCTCGTCCAGCCACCTCTTGCAGTAGCCCTCGAGCGTAGGCCCGCAGTCCACCACCTCTGCGCGGGCCAGCTTCTGCCGCATCTTCTCGACCTTGGCGCGGGCGGCGCTGAGACTCGTGCCGGCGCGAAGGACCTTGCGCTTCCACTTCCTCTTGCCCTCGACGCGCGCGGTCGCCTCGACTCGGTAGCGCCCGTCTGGGAGCTTCGACACCCCGGGATACTTCGTCGGCTTGCCCCTCTGTCCCGCCACTGGTAGCCCCCCTGCGCAGGTCTGCAACGAGGATACTCGCCCTGGCGTAGGCGTCTAGGGTGTCGCGCTTGAACAGCCACGTGCCGCACCCCCTCCTTCCGTCGGGCAGGATTGCCCCGGAGGAGATGAGCTGCCGCACGCGGGAGGCCGAGATGCCGCCCAGGTACTCGCCCGCCTGCGCTGTGGTGAGGAAGCCGTCCATCGGTGTTGGGCCCCGGGGTGCTGTCGTCCTGGAGAAGGAGACTCTACGAAGACGGCCAGCCGTTCGGCGACGCCGACCTCTTGTGCGAGTCGCCGGGCCTTACGCTTGCGGACCGGCGACCGTGGGCAGGCACTCTCCATCCGCGGCGTATCGCCGCAGCTTTCGCCGCCCCGGGGGTGCGCGAAGTAGTGCGAGGGACGCGCCATCGGCCGCGGGGCCAGGATTCACGGGCCAAGGTGGCGATGTCCGCATAAATGCAGTCAGGTGTCCGCATAAATGCAGTCACTGGCCCGGAGCCAGCCCCGTTCCTTGACCCGCGCGCGTGGCACGTCACTGGCACTACAGCCGGCCGCAGCCCGGGCGGTCTCTTGTTTCGTCGTCGCTCTTCTCCGCCGCCAGGGCGCCAAGCAGGGGTGCGGTCACCTCGGTGGGTTCGACTCCTGCCCCTGCTATCGCGCCACGGGGCGCATCGAAGGTCTGGCTCTTTGGCTGTTCTGCAGCGACCTAATCAGCGGAGTAACAGCCCGCGCTTCGACGGATTCACGGTGTTACAGCGAAGCCGCCAGGGTGAAAATCCCGGAGCCGGTGAAAGCCCGGCACCTCCACGAAGATGACGAGGCCCCAATGAAGCAGACGCAAGAGCAAATCACCGTGAACCCGGGCCAGCCAGCCCCGGAGCTCCTGCTCCGTGACGGCGGCTGGCGTCTGCGCCTCGTCGACCCCGAGGACCAGCGCGTCCTCTACGAGTCGCCGCGCTTCGACACCCTCGACGAGGTCGACGGGTGGCGCTCGACCTTCGTCGCAGACATCGGCGCCCAAATCCAGACGGCCCGCGCAGCCGCGGCCTGACACACCACCCTGGGCGGGGGGAACACCTGTGGCGCCTGCCGCCCTCGGCGCCGCATTGTCTGAGGTACACGAATGAAGAAATCCCAGAACGGGTCCGGCACGAGCAAGACGAAGCAGAGCGCGGCCCGCTGGCGCCGCGTGGTCGAGAGCCGCCGCCACCACAACCCAGCGCGCAAGTCCCGCATCGCCTCGGCCCCCGTCCGCATCACCGACAACGAGCACCGCGCCCGCGTGGCTGGTCTCGTCGCTGAGTTCATGTCCATCACCGCCAAGGAGACCACATGAACAAGGTATTCCTCATCGGCCGCCTCGGGAAGGACCCAGAGACAAAGACCGCCCAGTCCGGCAAGGCAGTCACGAAGTTCACCCTCGCCACCGACAGCGGCTGGGGCGAGAAGAAGACGACCGACTGGCACAACGTCGTCTGCTTCGACAAGACCGCCGAGACCGCCGCCAAGTACCTCGGCAAGGGCCGACAGTGCTGCATCGAGGGCCGAATCTCCTACCGCACCTGGGACAAGGAGGACGGCACCAAGGGCTACATGACCGAAATCATCTGCGACCGGCTCGAGCTGCTGGCTGACGGCGCCACCAGGTCGCAGCCGGAAGCCACCGCCGCCGCCCTCCCAGACGACGCAATCCCCTTCTAAGGAGCCACATGACCACCGCAATCTATCGCACCTTGCCCGTCCCCCTCACCGCCGAGGAAATCAAACAGCACAGCGAGGAACTCGTCGCCGAGCTCGGCAACGTCGACCGCCTCACCGACGAGAAGAAGTCGATTGCCTCCTCAATCGGAGAGCGGGTCAAGGAGGCGCAAGCCAAGGTCACGCGGCTGGCCTACGAGATTCGCACGAAGTCGGCCCGCCGCCCTGTCGAGTGCGAGTGGCGCTTCGAGTACGGCCGTGGAGTCGCGTCGCTGCACCGCGCCGACACCGGGGAAATCGTCGAGACGCGGCCGATGACCGAGGGCGAGATGAACGGCACCCTCCCCCTCGAGGACGAGGACGACAACGTCGCCACCATCGGGGCCGTGAGATGACGACGACCCGCAGCCAGACCATCGGCATGGACGCCGCCGAGATTGACTCGCTGGTCTCCACCCTGCGCCGCTGTCTCGCCGAGGCACATGCCAGCGAGAACAAGCTACGCGCCCAAGTAGCCGCCAAGGATGTCGAGATTCGTCGACTTGAGGCCGAGGCACTGTCGGTCATTCCACGGAGGGCTCGATGAGAATCTACCTCGCCAGCTCTTGGAGAAATCCCCATCAGCAGCACGTGGTCGGCCTACTCCGTCTCGCCGGTCACTTGGTCTACGACTTTCGCGAGCCAAACGGCGACGGAGAGATTGGCTTCCAGTGGTCTGAGATAGACCCCAACTGGAAGAGGTGGAGTCCTGCGCAGTTCATCGAAGGGCTACGGCACCCCGTAGCCGTGCGCGGATGCAGTCGCGACATGGCGGCGCTCATCGAGGCCGACGCCTGCATCCTCGTCCTCCCGTGCGGTCGCTCGGCTCATCTCGAGCTGGGCATCGCCAACGGGATGGGTAAGCGCACCGCCATCCTCCTCTCTGGCGACGACGAGCCAGAGTTGATGTACGCGACCTGCGACGCCGTCTGCGAGAGTCTCGAGAAGGTCCTCGCCCTTCCTTGGATGCAGGCATGAGGCTGGTGCGCTACCTCGGGGCGAAGTGGGCGCTCGCCGATCGCCTCGTTGCGCTCATGCCTCCGCATCGCGTCTACGTCGAGGTCTTCGGGGGAAGCGCCGCCGTGCTTTTCAAGAAGCCACGCTCCGCAGTGGAGGTCTACAACGACCTCGACCGCTCTGTCGCCACCTTCTTCCGGGTCCTGCGCGACCAGCCCGACGAGCTGCACCGCGTGCTCCTGCTCACCCCCTACTCCCGCGAGGAGCAAGAGCTGTCGATGGTGGCAGCGGTGGATGACCTCGAGGTCGCACGCCGCTTCTTCGTTCGGTGCTGGCAGACGCGAGGCGGCTACCACGGGAGCACGGGCGGGAGCGCCTGGCAGAACAATCAGAGCGGGTGGACGAGCCAGATCCAGCAGTACGTCAAGGCCACCGACGTCTTGCCAAACTTCGCGCGGCGGCTCCGCGGGGTGATGGTCGAGCACGCCGACTACCGCCAGATCCTCGACGCCTACGACTCGCCTGAAACCCTCTTCTATGTCGACCCGCCCTACCCGTTCTCGGCGCGCCGCGGCTGGGGTACCTCCTACCCCTGCGACCTGCGCACAGATGAGGAGCACGCCGATCTCCTCGACCGCTGCCTCGCCCTGCGCGGCGCAGTGATGGTCAGCGGCTACTCGCACCAGGTCTACGACCAGCGGCTGACCGGCTGGGCTCGGCACGTCTTCAGGGCTCGCAACATGCGCGGCAACGCCTGCGACGAGGTCGTGTGGTGCTCGTCCGCGCCGCGCCAGCTTCAGGTGTTCGCATGAACTTCCACCCGCCGGCCGCCTGGTGGCCCTCACTGCCGCCGAGGCGCTGGCAGGCAGAGGCCCTCCCCACCATCGTGCTCGCCCTCGAAGGCCAGCACCCCACCCCGTGCGTCGTCCAGGCCGTCATGGGCAGCGGCAAGTCCGTGCTCATCGCCGAGCTCGTCGCCCAGGCCGTGCTCGAGACGCACGAGGTGGTCATCATCACGACCAGCACGCAGCGACTCGTCGAGCAGCTCGCCGAGACCATCTCCGCGCGGCTTGGCACCAAGGTCGGGCGCTACTACGCAAACGCCAAGGAGCCCAGGAACAGGGTCATCGTCGCGTGCATCGACAGCGCCGAGAACTTGGCCCTGGCCCTGGCTGGTCGAGGTCCTTCATCTGGTGTTTCCGACTCGGCCGAGAACTTGGCCGCGGCATTGGCCTCCAGGACTTGCGTGCTGTGGATAGCCGACGAGGCACACCGCACCGAGTGCGACACCATGCACCGGGCCCATTCTAGCCTGCGCCCGAACGCCTGCATCGGCTTCACCGCGACCCCCTACCGCTCCTCGAGCACTGAGGAGCTCTCCCTCTTCCACAGCGTCGTCTACGAGTACGGGCCCCGCGACGCCCTCCAAGACCACGTCATCGTGCCCTGGCGCGTCGTGCCGTGGACCGCCGGCCAGGTCTCAGCCGACGAGGCCTGCCTCGACCTCGTCCGTGGTGCCGAGGGGCAGGGCGTCGTCAACGCCGTCGACATCAAGGATGCCGAGTTCTTCGCGGGGCTCCTGCGCTCCAACGGAATCTCCGCCGAGGCCATCCACTCGCAGCTCCCCGCGGGGGTCGGGACACAACGCATCGAGGCCCTGCGGGTCGGGGCCCTCAAGGCCCTCGTCCACGTCTCAATGCTCCAGGAGGGCGTAGACCTGCCCTGGCTCCGATGGCTTTGCCTGCGCCGGCCATCCGCCTCCAAGGTCCGCTTCGCCCAGGAGGTCGGCCGGGTGCTCAGGTCCTTCCCCGGCAAGCCCTTCGCCACCATCTACGACCCGCACGACCTCTTTGCGTCGTTCAAGCTGAGCTATGACGCCGTACTCTGTGGGCAGGCCGAGGAGTCGACGGCGACGCCTGAGCTGATGCTATCTCGGGTGTCCCCCGGCGTGTGGCGGCCCGACCAGAATCCACTCATCGCGGGCGTCGGAAGTCACGTCCTCGTGCGCCTGCACCTGCCCAATCGCCCCACCCCGCGCATCGTCGCCGCTGTGCGCCGGGTAGGTCCCGACGAGGTGGTCTTCGACGAGGACCACTTCCCCGACGCCACCGCCATCGTCGCCAAGGTCACCATCGAGGGGCTCACGGCCGACGAGATCGCCGCCCAGGTCGTGCTCTGCCTCCCCGTCTCCGCGCTCGAGAAGGTCGACGCCACCGTGCTCGAGGCGGTCTCGGCCTATCTGAGGAAGACGACCATCGAGCTCGAGCTGGCGGGGCTCATCGATCGCAAGGTCGCCTCGAAGTCGTGGCGCTCTCAGCCGCGCACATCCAAGCAGTGGGGCTTCCTGGAACGGCTCTTGTCAGGGGTGCGCAAGCGCGCTGACCTCGTGCCCGAGCCGCATCGCTCGGCACTACGCCACGCTTGCCGCGCCGCCCACCTCTTCACTCGTGGGCAGCTATCCGACCTCCTCGAGGTGCTCCTCGCCATCGTCGGTCACCACGAGTGGCCGCTGGCGAAGTCGAAGGATGCAGCATGAACGAAGACAAAACGAACATGAACGATTGGTGCATTCAGACCGACGGGGCCACCGATGAGCCGCTGCGAGATGCTTCGGCACAAGCCTCATCCGTAGAAGTCCGCGCGCACTTCAGGGACCTTGGTGCGCGCCTTGTCGACTTTATACACGGGTCTCCGGCCGTCGTCGGGTCAGTCGCATGGCTCACACACGGAGGGGTGCTTTCTGCGCTGGCGTCAGTTCCAGCGTCAGTGCTGGTGGCAAAGGAGGACTTTCTCAAGCCAGACGGGGTGATGTGGAAAGCGCGACTGCGCAGGCAATACGACGCGATAGGCGGAATACCAAGGCAGTTCCTTCCAGGTCTTCCCTCAGAATTGAGCTTTGCGAGCGAAGAGAACGCTGACGCTGTTCGCTGTGTTGGCAATGCTCCAACAAAGTCAGCATCGCCAAGGATGCACAACAAGTTCTTTTAGAATGAATTGCGCGCCATCAGGATGGCAGGGATGCGAAGACAGCGACGATGTCTTCCCTGTAGCCGTTTGGACTGGCTCTTTCAACCCGTCAGAGAACGCAGAGCGGTCCTTCGAGAATGCGGTCGAGTTGCACGACCGGCGAATCGCGCAGGCGTACTACAAGGAATGGAGCCAACTGCTCGCCCTGTCAGAGCCGCTTGACTGGGAGACGACGTGGTCTGCTCCTGAGTGGAGGATTGGCTCTTGACAGACCCATCGTGGGAAGAACTCGTCGCGCGAGCCGAAGCATCTGCGTCACCGGTGTCCTCGTTTCCAACTCCTGGCCCACCGATTCGTCCATTCCCCTCGCTGGACTGTCGAGAGATTCACGTCCGGCTTTTGGTCGACACATGCACCTGTGAGGGCCGCCTCCACGTGACCAAGACGCGCGCCGTCTGTGAGCGCTGCGGAAAGGTCTACGACGCGATCGGACTCGCCGCGCTCGGGGCTGACCGAATGCGGGCCACGGCGGCAGCCGAGCTCGGTGCGCCTGTCTCTCAGCCGATATCGATTCCTGTCCCAGCGAAGGGCCGCCCGGCCCCAACGCCGCCTGAGACTGGAGAGGCATGGTGTACGGACGTTGGGAATGCAGAGCGATTCGCCGCACAGCACCGCCACAGGGCCCGCTACTGCGCCGAGTTCGGGTGGATGCTCTACGACGGCCAACGCTGGAAGAGGGACGCCCTCGGAGCTCAGGCGCTCGCGGTAGAGACGGCGAAGGGCATCGTCCAAGAGGCAGCGCGCTCGCCGAAGGAGCGCAGGGATTCGCTTCTCCGCTGGGCATCGTCAAGCCAGGGAATCGGGCACGTCCGCGCCATGCTCGACCTCGCCCGCTCAGCCCTCTCGTGCTCATGGACGGACTTCGACGCAGATCCGCTGCTTCTGAACTGCGCGAACGGGACCGTTGACCTGCGCACAGGCGAGTTGATGCCGCACCGAGCCGAGGATCTGCAGGCGAAGCTGTGCCCAGTTGAGTACCGGCCAGATGCCGCCGCTGGTCGGTGGGCGTCCTTCCTCTCCGAAGTCATGCCAGACGAGGAGCTTCGGCCATGGGTTCTGCGTGGTCTTGGGTACAGTATCACGGGGTGCGTTGGCGAGCAGTGCTTCTTCATGACCATCGGCGATGGCGCGGACGGGAAGAGCACGCTGCTCAATGCCGTGGCCAGGGTGCTTGGGGACTACGCCGCAACGATCGCTTTCGAGGCAATCCTGCTGGCCAGCCACACAGGTGGGTGTGACATCGGGCTCGAGGCCGTCAGAGGCGCGAGGCTCGTCATTTGCGGGGAGCCGAAGCAAGACCGCCCGCTTGACGAAGCCACGATCAAGCGCCTCACGGGCGGCGATACGATTCAGATCAACCCGAAGCACCGCGACCCCTACAGCTTCACCATGACCGCGAAGCTCTGGGCGATGGCGAACACCGCCCCGCCAATCCTTGGGCAGGACCACGGAACGTGGCGGCGCGTTCGGCGCGTTCCATTCACCCAGCGTTTTGCCATCAATCCGGCCGTCCAGGATGAGCTGTGGGAGGCCCGCGTCGAAATCCTGGCCTCTCTTGTCAGGGCCGCCGTCGAGTGGCACGAAAAGGGGCTTGGGGTGTGTTCCGTCGTCGAGGCTGAAACTGGAGAGTATCGAGACGACTGTGACCCGGTAGGGCGCTTCCTGGCCGACTGCTGCGAGCTCGGCGATGGGTACGTCTCCAGAGCCGGAGAGCTTCGCCAGGCTTTCGAGGATTGGGCGGCAGAGAACGGGCAGGAGGAGCTCTCGGAGCGCGTCTTCTGGCGCCGTCTCTCTGACAAGCGCCTTCCGCCGGCACGCACCAAGACGGCACGACTGCGAAAGGGAGTTCGACTGCTGTCCTCGCCGCCAGATGGGTGGTCATCGCCATACTCTGACTGAGGTGACGGCTGATGACGGCTGATGACAGGCCAAAAAGCGCCATGTGTCACCCATCAAGTGCGCGATACGAAAGGCGAAAAATGGCAAGAATCGAGCTGGTGACACCTGATAGCAAAAAGGTCCCTCATGTGTGCGTACGCACGCATGCGCACATGCGCGCGCGGCAGGGGAGAACCTGCAAGTCCCGTCATCAGCGTCACCTTTGGCCTGAGCGCCAATGTTTTGGCGGCCCCTAGCCGTCATCAGCCACCTCTTCAGCCTGTCACCTACCGTCACCTCCCACGAAACAAAGTAGACCCCACCCATGATCGTCATCAACGGAACACACGCCCGAGCCACCTGCATACCGCTGCGGCGCGCACCACTCCATCCCACTCCGGCCCGGCCGCCCCAGTGATCTCGCCGTCGAGGCGCACGACACCATCGAGGCGCTTGGATGGTCGACGCATCACGACTGGCCCCACGTCGAGATTCTGTGCCCGACCTGCACCGAGAAGGCCCGCCAATGAACAGCCTCCAGCGTCGCCACGCCATCCACTCCATGAGGACCTACACCCAGCGCAGCAGCGAGACCTACCCGGCCGAGGCCCATCGGCCGAAGACCAGGGGTGAGTGTCGCGGGGCATCGCGCCCGTGCCCGTGGGTGTCGTGCCCCTACCACCTCGCCATCGAGGTGACGGAGGCCGGGTCGGTCCGGCTCGACTGGCGCTTCCTCGTTGGCGAGCTCCGCGAGACGTGCGCGCTCGACGTGGCAGACCGCGGCGGGCTGAGTCTCGAGGCGATTGGCGCGCTTCTTGGATTGACAAGAGAGCGCGTCCGACAGCTCGAGATGAGTGGGCTGGCCAAGTTGGCCGAGGCCCTGAGGGGGAAGTTGTGTCTGAAGCGAGGGAATGGAAACTAGAGGACGAGATTGACGCAAGAGGACTCCGCCGCAAGGCCCGCGTGCTCTTCATCAGCGAGGGACCGTTCGGTGGTCCGGCTGGTGACATCCTCACGAAGCTAATCGCCGCGACCGGCATTATGCGCGAGGATGTCCGCATCATCGACATGGCCGGAGGCCTATTCTTCAAGCAGCTATCCGCGATCCTGCCCGAGGTCATCGTCACCCTTGGCCAGTTTCCAGCGCACGCGTTGCTTAATACCAAGACCCCTATCACGCGCATGCGCGGGAAGTGGTTCGAGATACATGGAATTCCACTCCTACCAACTTTTCATCCCGCCTACCTCCTGCGCACTCCTCAGGCCCAAGTCCTAGCCTTTGATGATGTTGGGAAGGTTGCTGCCAGGGTTGGACAAGACGCGACCGGCAAAACAATCATACGTGAAGACCACTACCGGTGGGGCATCCTTGACGTGTGCGAGCAACTGCACGGCGAGTTCACCGGATCGCACGACGGATGGATGACCGAAGACCTCGCGGCACGCATTGAGTGGTTGCGCTACCGACTCGAGAACTGGACGCCGAGCCACCTGCATACCGCCACGTTCGACGATGCCGTTCGCGCGCTCTGCACCATCGCCTTGTACGAGGGCGAGAAAGCCGCCCTGAGAAACCAATGAGCCACACCCCCGAGTACACACTTTCGGTCGCAGTCGCTCGCATCCTCGACGCGAGCGGACTCCTCTACACACACGTCCCCAACGAGACGCCGGACCCCAAGCGGGCCGCCGCGAACAAGCGCATGGGCACGAAGGCCGGGGTGCCCGACTACCTCATCTTCGGCTGGCGTGACGGCCGGGCAGTCGTGCCCCCGCTGGCGATCGAGCTCAAGGCGCCGGGAGGAAGGACCACCGAGACGCAGCGCACTTGGCTGGTCGACCTCGCGGGGTGCGGGTGGCGCTCGGCTGTGTGCTTCTCCACAGCCGAGGTACTCAAGGTGCTCGAGTCGACCTACGGGCGAGGCATCTACCAGTGAGTGGGACTTGGTACCAGACGACGACCGAGGGACCGCGCCTCGTGGCAGGACTGAGATACGGGCGCTTCGGGGTGTGCCGCGGCAAGGGGGGATGGCAGGTCGACCACGTAACGAGTGGGCTTCGGGCCTGTCGCGGGAAGGAGCTGGCCGAAGCGATTGCCCTGGCCGAGGCGTTCGACGCGGAGGTCGGTGACCCAGTGGTCACGGTGGCGAAGGTGCTGGGGAGGGTCTCGATATGACCCCACGTCTGGAGTACATCCTCCGTCACGACGTGTGGCACCTTGCCAGAATCGAGACCTGCGGGAAGGGCGGGAAGACCATCTGGCGGACACTGTGCGGACGGGCCTGGTGCGACCACCCGAAGGCTGGGAGGTCGACGACGGGCGGGGCTCGGTGTCCCAGGTGTGAGAGACGACAACAACAGCAGGATGGAGGGAAGTGAGAGATGAAGATCGTTGAGCCATCTGTCGAGGTGTTCTGGACGCAGGCTGGACTTGATATGCTCCTGGCAATTGAGCGCGCTGGGAGAACTTCCTACAAGAGCGAGGGCAAGATCACAGACGGATCGTCAGAGCCATTTGTTCGGATGTTGCTCAAACGCGGGCACTACTCGGTGTTTGAGCACTGCTCGGTGTCAGCCAGAGTGGTGACAGACCGTGGGGTCAGTCATGAGATTGTGCGGCATCGCCTGGCAAGCTACACGCAGGAGTCAACCAGGTTTTGCAACTACGCCGCCGACCGCTTCGGCCAGGAGGTCACGTTCTGTTTGCCCAGCTTCTTCATGCAGGGGCAGAACCAAGCTATGCGGAGTGTGTGGGACACCGCGATCGAGACGGCCGAGATGCTGTACTTCGAGATGCTGAAGGCCGGAGCAAGGCCGGAGCAAGCTCGGTCGGTGCTGCCAAACTCAACCAAGACTGAGATCATGATGACAATGAACCTTCGTGAGTGGCGCCATTTCTTCCACTTGCGAACGGCACAAGCCGCCCACCCCGATATGCGACTCGTCGCAAGTCTGCTGTTGGACGAGTTCCGGCAACACGTGCCTGCGATCTTCGAGGAACTGGGGGAATGACTCCCCTCTCCACCGTGGAATGACCATGTTTGACAAAATCATCGACCGAATCGTGCTCTCCATCGTACGACACCTCGTCACCATCGAAGCCCAGCTCACGCAGATTGCCGAGAAGCAAGACAAGCTCGCCTTCGACGTCGAGCAGCGCCTCATGAAGCGAGCCCGCAAGGCCGCGAAGAAGGCCGAGCCATGACCGAATACACCCCGGCCGATGCCGCGCTCGAGACCGCCGAGGACCGGTGCTCCGCCCTCGAGGATGAGTGCCATCGCCTGCGCCTCCGTGCCGAGCTCGCTGAGGGGGAGGTGGTACAACTGCGCCACGACCTCGCCAACGCGCAGACGGCAACCAAGCTGGCGATTGCCATCATCGACCTACGGGACGGACAATGACCGCGACAGAAGCAGCTCGACGACTTGGCGTCAACGTCACACTCGTGGTGAAGCGCATCAAGCTCGGGGAGCTCGCCGCCACCTTCGTCCCGGTCGGTCGCCAAAGCCGCTGGGAGATTCGCGAGGAGGACCTCCCCGCGAGCATCGAGCGCCGCAAGGGTGGATGGCAACGCGGGCGGTCTCGCGCCCCAGCGCCAGAATGCTCCGAGCCAAGCGAGACTTGGCCGGCCGACGAGCCCCTGCCCGAGCGCCCGAGATTCCGCGGTGAATGTGAGGCCGGCCCGCGCCCGTGCCCCTGGCTCGGCTGTCGCTATCACCTGGCCCTGCTCTTGTACCTCCGCACCTTTCGAGTCGACCCACGATTCTGGCTCGGCACCATGGACGAGACCTGTGCCCTGGACGTTGCAGCGCGCGGCCCGCACACTCTCGAGGAGGTGGGCGAGTTCTTCGGCGTTGGACGCGAGAGGATTCGTCAGTGCCAGTCGACCGCGCTGGCGAAGCTGTTGGAGGTAGCGCCGGCCATCCCCGACGAGGAGCCGATGCCGTGCGGGGGTAAGTCTGGGCGAGGCTGGGCGAAGACGAGCGACCGGGCGCTGATGGTGACTCCGGCCGGGAAGCCAGGGTGGAGGCGGCAGTGATTGGCACACTGGTCGCAGAGACTGGATTCCGTGAGTGGGTGTGGGACTCCGTGCTCGAGAAGTACCGACTCGACCTCGACGGCGGATTCGCCGTGGCGTCGCCCTCGGCTGGAGGGTGGAGAGTGCGCTTGGTGGTCGAGTGGAATGCCGAGGCGCGAGGGGATGACGTGAGAGCGGCATGGCAACGGCTGGTTGAGGGCCTGCCGCGAGGCTGGCAGTCGTGGTTGTCGTCGCAGGGGTCAGACCGGTGGTACAAGGGCAGCGAGGCCGAGCAGAGGCAGAGGGAGGCGATTAGCCATGAGTGACCGCCTCGAATGTCGTCGCGCCGACGAGCCACGGACCAAGTGTCTCGGGCGACGTATCGACCCACGAAGCGAGGAAGGCAGGCGTATCGTCGCACAAGTGGAGGATGAGATGAGAGGAAAGAAGGGAAGCGGACCGAAGCGAGAGGACATCTTGAGCACCATCCGCACGTGGACCGACCCCACGGCGCGCGGCATCGCCGAAGAGCTCGGCTGCACCGTGTCGCAGCTACGCGCCCCGCTGGCGGCGCTGGTCGAGTCGGGAGAGGTCAAGCGCATCACGACTGGGAACGGCTCGGCCCACCCCTACACCTACCGGCTCGCCTCCGGGGCCCAGAGCGCGGGGCCGGTGCCCCCCTCGACGCCAGAGCCAGCACATGCGGTGCCGGAAAGCGGTGGTTCCGGGCCTACGGATGCATGCCGAGACCACGGGACTGTGCGGTCCCCGGTCCTCGGTCGCTGTGACGATTGTGGCGCCTCATTCTGCCGGAACTGCGTGGGGCGGAGGTGGCTCGAGGGGGAGCGAGCCCACGCGCTCTGCAGTGCATGCGCCGCGAACAAGGCAGATCGGGACAAGCCTGTCCCGTCCGGCCCCGGAGGCGCGATGCTGGCCCCGTCGCCGTCGCTCGCGGTCGCGATGGCCCAGCCCGACCTGCTGCGCATGGAGCTCGCCGAGCTGCGGCGCCTGTGGCCCGCGTCGCCGGGGTGCCAGTCGGTGCGTCAGTGGGCCGCCTGGTGGGTGGGGTCGTGCAAGCAGGCGGAGGAGGAGTGCGACGAGGCCAGGCGCGCCTTCGATGCCTGTGCGAGGGCCCGCGATGCCGCGCTGGGAGAGCGTGACGAGGCCAGGCAATCCGCCTACCTCCGCGGCCGCCAGCTCGCCCTGCGCGATGTGCTCGGCACCATGCAGCGCCTCTACGGGCGCGAGGCCGCCGAGGCTCCGCAGGAGGCCCGCCGGCCCGAGGCTCTCCGCTCGCTGCGCCACGGTGACGAGCACCTCTCCTCGCTGCAGGTCGACTCCAGTGTCGAGCTCCGACTGTGGTGGGGAGAAGGCGCGTGCAATCTGCTCGTGGGGCCCGAGCGGACTGAGTGCTTCCCACTCGACGCCGAGGGGCTGGACGACATGATCGCCGTACTGCGAGAGGCGAGGACACAGGCATTCCCGCCGATGGCGGGAGAGGATGGAGAGCGGGAGTGATGGGTGACGAGAAGCAGTGGTGCTGGAGATTCGCGGACGAAGCGGCCGTGCATGGTCCGTTCGGCAGCCGCGATGATGCGCTTATCGATGCCGACGACTACCTCGACGCGGGGGAGGAGCGGTGCGTGGTGGTCGCTACCGTCGTCCTCGTGCGGCCTGTCGATTGGGTGTCGGCCGATGCCTTGGGCGTGCTCGAGAGCATGGAGGAGTTCCTCAACGAGGAGGCAGGATTCGACGATCGCGTGTTTTCGCTGCGGGACGGGGTAAAGAGGGAGGCCGAGGAGGACCTGTGCCGGCACCTGCGCGAGTGGGCCGAGCGGTGGGTCGAGGCTGACGGCTCGTGGTACGCCAGCGACGAGGCCGAGGAAGTTGTGCTTCGCGCGACCGAGCCTGCGGCAGCAGCGCGTGACGAGGCACGGCTGGACGCCGAGACCGAGCACCATGATGGAGGGCAGGAGTGATGAGCACACACCCGTATCAGGCCGACAAGATCATGCGGGCGATGGCCGCACTGGCACGAGAGCTTGGGCACAACCTCAGCAGTTGGCGACGCCCATACAGCGCAAGCAAAGGCTCGTCTTACCGGGCCCAATGTTACTGCTGCGGCGCGCGAGCATTCGTGTTGTACGACCCATGTACTGGGGAGCAGGATGCGGACGGATCTGCGCTGTATTTCCAGTGCGAGAAAAGACTGAGGGCCGCTCTGCTCACGACTCTAAGCCGCCGCGTGGCGGCGATGGAGACATGCCAGGCGCTAGACGACGTTTGTGCCGTGGTCGATGTCGCGGCCGCGGGCTCCGAAGCCTCGCAGGGGGTGCGCCATGGCCGGGGCCAATTCTTTCGATGGCTCCTCGGCCTCGCGCTTCGCTGTCACGGTACCAGAGCTCGACGCGGCACGGCGTCAGTGCCTACCTTTCGGAGGCCACCAGGAGTAACACATGCCAGGAATAGAAGACCGCCTTGCGCGAGTCGAGCGGGAACTCGTCGACCTCACAGCCACCATGGCCCTCGTCGCCGAGCGATTCAAGGACGTTGGGGGCGTCGTCGAGATGCTGGGCGACGTGGCAGCCGCGCGCGCGAAGGAAAGCGCAGCTCGTGAAGCCTCAGACGCAGAGTGGGCGAAGGCCCGCGCCAGCACCGAGGCCGCGAACGCCAGGCAGCTCGACATCAGCGAGCGCCACCTCGCCGCCCAGGAGCGCCAAGCCGCCGCTCTCGAGAGAATAGCCACGGCTCGCGAGTGGGGGGTGGGACGATGACCACCATTGAGGAACTGAGCAAGAGAACTGGGCTGCCATTCTTCCAGCACAACGAGAGCTCGGCATCAGCACATCTCGACGGGGAGTGTCGAGTGCGCATCGACGCCCAGCCAGACCGGTGTGTTGCCGCGCTACTTTCCGGCCCCGTCGTCAGGCACACTGGAAGCGGCCCCTCACCACTCGCCGCCTACCGCGCTCTCGTCCTGGCCCTCCCCCTGCACTGGCGCCTGTGGCTCGCGGCCCAGCGCACAGACGCCAAGGTCTTCACCTGTCGTTGCGGCTCGGTCGCTCTCCGGGCCGATGTCGACGCCGAGCGCCATGGCTTCAGGTGCTGCGACTGTGGCGCCTTCGAGGCCGCCCGCGACTTCGTTGCCCGGCACCTGGGCGGGGCTCGTCTGTCGGGCACGGGGAGGGTGGGGTGACCTACGTATTCACCTGGGGGAACAACGCGAAGCGGGCGACGATGAGGGGCCGCCTGTGCCGCGTCGTCGCGACCTCGACTCGCATGGGGTCGGTCCTTGTGGAGTTCCTCGACAACGGACAACGCGAGGTCGTGTCGAGGAGGGCGATCCGCAGGAGCGGGCCGGGACAGACCGGAGGCATCTACTTCGGCGGCCCGCTGCTTTCGGCCGATATCATCCCTACCGAGGGCACTGGGAGGGCCACCATGAGAGACCTGCTACTTCTGCTCCTGCTTGACGACCTGGCGATGTTCCTGGCCGGCGGCCAGTCGGCGTTCCCGCAGGTGTGGCTTCTCCTGCTCTCGCGAGGGTGGCGCCCGTGACCATCTGGGCGGGGCCCGGCCGCATGACCCGCCGTCAGTTCCGCGGGCACATTCGGCTGATGGTACGTCGGTGGCTGTTCCGTCAACCCAAGTCTTGAATCCCTCGCATGTACACACTACCCTGTAGCGGCCGACTACCCGGCACGAAGGAGCACCATCATGGAACACGGCGGAAAGCGGCCAGGAGCGGGACACCCGCCAGGCCCGACGAAGAAGGGGCGCAAGAAGCCCATCACCATCGGCTTCTCGGTCGAGGACGTGGCTGACATCGAGTGGGCCAAGCAAGTGTGGGGCGTCGACAAGGAGGCCGAGGTGGCCCGGCGATTGCTCCGTGTCGGGGCGCGGGTCACTCGCTTGCTCCTCGAGCCAGGCTCGGACGCAGCAATGCACCGCGACCTGTCGGAGCGCCTCGTCGGCTGGCTCCGCCTCGCAGTGCCCGGGGCCGAACAGAAATAGTGCGCATCTTGAAAGATTCGCATTGACTCGCGCAACGAAGGTGTCTATATTTCTCTCATGGGCAACGGGGAATGGTCCCCGAACCTGAGGAGAGCACCATGGTCGTCAAGATGCGCAGCGATTCTAACCCGAACGTGACCTACCACACCGACCCCGCGACCGGGACCTGCACCTGCCCGGCGGGGCAGAGCGGCCGGCGCTGCAAGCACCTACGACGCGTCGAGTTCTTGGCGGCGTATAAGGAGGCGCGCCGCGCCCTGGTGCTCTCGTGTAGGGCGTCGAACGAGGAGATGGTCGACGCAATCTACAGGCAGTTCGTCCTCGACTTCGGGAAGCGCGGCACGCTCGGCGCTGCGCAGGACAAGGCGATCGGCGAGATCCTCCGCTGGGCCGAGGAGGTGCGCTGCTGATGTTCCGACCATGCAACTGCGGATCCGGCCTAGACTCATGGTGGGCGAAGGACGCGCAGGGCATCGAGCTCTGCCGCGTCTGCGACCGCTGCGAGGCCTCCAAGTTGGAGCGCTACCGCCCAGAGATTCTATCCTGGTACGACCAGGGCGACGTTGACGAGCCCATTGAGGAGGACTGCTGATGGAAGGCACCGGGACCCATACTGCGACCGACTGCACCTGCCTCGACTGCGGCCGGCCGATGGACCGCTACACCGTGTGCCGCGAATGCCGCGAGGCGCATGAGGACGCGCGGGCCCCGAACCTCTGCCCCATCTGCTCGGGCAACGGGTGCCCGAGCTGCAACTACGTCGGCGAGACCTACGACGGCGAGACCTACTGACCGCCCACAACGACAGGAGACACAGACCATGGCATTCGTGAAAGCACAACGGTCGACGAAGAAGGCGCGTGTTGCGCTGCTTGGTCCCAGCGGCGCAGGGAAGACCTACACAGCCCTGCAACTGGCGAAAGGGATCGCTGGTGAGGATGGTAGAATCGCCCTCATCGACACCGAGAACCACAGCGCCGAGCTCTACGCCGACGTCGTCGACTTCGACGTGCTCTGCCTCGAACGCTTCTCGCCGCGCGACTACATCGCCGCCATCGCCGAGGCCGCCGCCGCGGGCTATTCGGTGCTCATCATCGACAGTCTCTCCCACGCATGGGTGGGGAAGGGTGGCGTACTCGAGCAGGTCGACAATGCATCCGCCCGGTCCGCGTCGAAGAACAGCTTCGGCGCCTGGCGCGATGTGACCCCAGAGCACAACCGCTTGGTCGACGCGCTTGTGAGGGCCCCGCTGCACTTGGTCGTGACGATGCGCACCAAGGTCGAGTGGGTGCTCGAGCAGGACGCGAAGGGCCGCACCGTCCCTCGCAAGGTCGGCATGGCCCCGGTGCAGCGCGAGGGGCTCGACTACGAGTTCGACATCGTCGCCGACATGGACGACATGCACCGCGCCATCGTGACGAAGACCCGTTGCTCTGCGCTGGCCGACCAGGTCATCGCGAAGCCCGGCCCGGAGCTTGGGAAGCAGATCCGCGACTGGCTGTCGTCTGCCCCCGCCAGCTCTCCCGCCGCTCCTGTCCCAGCCGTGTCGGCGCCAGAGGAGGACGTGAAGAAGGTGGGCACGGCCGCAGTAGAGGAGATCATGCGTATCGAGAAGCTCGACCGCCGAGCTGCGAACGCCTTCCTCGCCGACCGAGTGAAGATCGCCGGGGCCAAGCTGGACGCCGATGGAATCGGCTCCGCCATGTCCGAGCTGCGGGCCGAGTGGGCGAGGGTGACAGGGCCCGAGGTGGTCGAGGCGCAGCCGCCGGCCGAGTAGACGAGAGGACACGCCCGGGTGGAGATGGAGGGTAGGAGTGATGAGCGAGAGGTGCATCTCTCACAAGAGCGTGGGCGGCAAGTGTGTTTCCACATGGGGGCTGAGAGGGGATGAGAAATGCATCTCTCACCAGAGCGACGGCTATCCGGTCGCTGCTCGATGCGGCTCTTGCAGAGCGGAGCTCTGCTACACCTGCCAGAAAACTCGCCACCTGGTGGCAGAGGGCGATCCATACTATCGCGGGCGGGCGGCCACGTGTCCGAGGTGCCACCGGCCAGTAGCCGCGCTGATGGAGCGGTCTGGGCTGTGCCCGGAGTGCCACGGGCCAGGAGAGCTCGCGCGGCAGTGGAGAATAGACGGCGTGGAGGTCGACACCAACCTCTTTCCTGAGCCAACCCCATGAACGAGTGGACCACAACCACGTCAGGCCTCATCGTCCCGGCGCGACCGAAGCGGCGCGTCAACGCCGTCGACCTGTTCGCTGGGTGCGGGGGCTTCTCGTGCGGGCTGCACGCGGCCGGGGTCGACGTTGTCGCCGCGCTGGAGTGGGAAGCCTCCGCGGCGATCACCTATCTGTGGAACCTCGGCAACCGCCGCTTCGGCTCGCTCGTTGGTTACGGGTGCGAGGGTGACCGTGCCCGCCTGGCCAAAGCCCTCGAGAAGTCACGACGCGCCCGCCGCGGCTTCGAGGTGGTTCCAGGTGACGAGGGGTGGATCGGGATGAAGAACCCCAACGAAGACCTCGGATGTCGGGCGCTGTTCTTCGGCGATGCCCGCGAAGCGACAGGTGAGAACCTGCTCTCCATGCTCGAGGCCTCCGGATGGCGGGGGACCATCGACGTTGTCGTTGGCGGTCCGCCGTGTCAGGGCTTCTCGAGGTCTGGCCACCAGGACCCAACTGACCCGCGCAACAACCTCGTGCTCGAGTTCCTTCGCATCGCCGACGAGCTCGGTGCTGGGATGTTTGTCATCGAGAACGTCCCACCGCTGCTCACCGAGGCGAAGTTCGAGCCGCTTCGTCTGGCGCTCTTCGCGAAGGCGAACGAGCTTGGATACACCGTCGCGGCCGACGTCATCGACGCGGTCAACTACAACGTGCCGCAGTTCCGCCGCAGGGCCCTCATCCGAGGGGATCGCGGCGGTCGCGCCATCCAGCTCACGATGCCGGAGACCTGGTCATTCGTCTCGCGCCCTGGAGACCCTCTTCCGACGAGCAACAAGCCAGCCCCCGAGACCGCGCACGAAGACGCCCTCCTCCCACTCGACTGGTGACATCCCATGAACGAGACCCCCATCGCCTGGACCGAACTCACCTGGAACCCAATGTCGGGGTGCGTGCCCGTGTCGGAGGGGTGTCGGCACTGCTACGCCCGGACCTTCGCGGAGCGGAAGCGTGGGACGCCCGCCTTTCCCAACGGCTTCGACCTCACGTTGCGGCCGCACAAGTTGCGGGAGCCCGAGCGGGTCAAGTCCCCCTCATTGGTCTTCGTCAACTCCATGTCTGACCTATTCTGGGACGCCGTGCCCGAGACCTACCGCGACCAGGTCATGACGACCATCGAGCGCTGCCCACGGCACACCTTCCAGATCCTCACGAAGCGGCCCGAGGCCATGCGCGACTACTCGCACCGCCTCCCATTCGCGCCCAACGTCTGGGCAGGGGTCACGGTCGAGAGCCAGTCCCACGTCGACCGCATCGACGTGCTGCGTCAGGTCGACGCCCATCTCCGCTTCGTCTCGGTCGAGCCGATGCTGTCCCCCCTGCCTGGGCTCTCCCTCGCCGGCGTCGACTGGGTGATCGTCGGGGGCGAGTCGGGAAGCCACCTGTGGAAGCACCCCGATCGCGGGCTGGTAGAGCGGCGCGCCGGCGCGTGGAGCCCGCGGCCCGAGCGCGTGCAGTGGGTCCTTGACGTTCGCGACCAGTGCCATGCCGCGGGGGTTCCCTTCTTCTTCAAGCAGTGGGGCGGACCACTTCCGACGAGCGGCGGCAAGCTGCTCGACGGTCGGGCGTGGGCCGAGTTCCCGAGCCCGAGGAGCCGAGCATGAAGCAACCCACCATCCGCCGCATGCTAGTCGCCGCCATCAAGCCCGCGCCCGACAACCCACGCAAGATCAGCCCCAAGGCGCAGAAGGCGCTGCGGGAGAGCCTGCGTCGATGGGGGCTTGTCGAGCCCCTGGTCTGGAACGAGCGCACGGGGCACATCGTCGGCGGCCACCAGCGCCTCGAGCTCCTCTGTCGCGAAGGGGTCGAAGAGGTCGACGTCGTCGTCGTGGATCTCCCCCCGGCTGACGAGCGCGCCCTCAACCTGACCCTCAACAACCCCGGCGCCCAAGGGACCTTCACCGACCTCGATGGGCAGCTCGAGGCGCTGGACGCAAGCCTCGACCTCGAGGCACTTGCGCTCGACGAGCTGCTGGGCGTGGAGCCCGATGAAGACGACGAGGACGCGGGGCTGGAACCTTTCTTGCCAAGCACTGACCCGCGGCCCGCTTGGATCCTCGTGTCGGCGCCGCCAGCCATCGCCGCCGACATCGAGCTCGCCATCCGGGCACGGTGGGGCGAGGACGATCGGGTCAAGTACGAGATCAGCTTCGGGGAGGAGTCTTGATGCCAAGCCACGAAGACATTGAGAGGGCGCGCGCCGAGATCGTTCGGCAAGCCAACCTCACTGGGGGATGGATGCGCCTGCGCTGGCCTGGGCACGAAGACCTCTTCGTGCCGCGAGGAGCGTTCGAGAACTGGGCGCTGGATATGATCGGCCGGCAATCAACCATCGAGTGGAAGGTCGTGTCATGTGACGGGTGGAAGTGCGGAGGAGATGATCCACTGCACTCGGATTGGATGCTTGGCGCCGGTCTACAGCTTGACGACTGGGGGGACTACTTCGGCGAGTTATCCGCCGATCAACAGTCTCTTCAAGCAGCCGCGTTCGACGCCGCGCACGCGATTCAGCTCGCGTTCCGTGGTGTGAGGCTTGGTGGCGCCTACTCGCTCCTCGTGCTCGGATCCGAGCCGCCAGGGGAAATCCGCGGCGCCGTGGTGAAGCCGAAGCCAAACGCCCCCGTTCCGGCGCACAGCATCGTGGTTCTCCCCGATCTGCGCCCCCACTTCGTGCAGGCTCTCGACGGGGCTGCCGCAGTCATCGCTGGCGCAGGCGGGGCGCTCGCACACCTCGCCGTGCTTGCGGTCGAGCGGGCGGTACCGATCTACTACCTCGCCGGTGTCCACTCCCTCTTGTCTGAGGGGAGCATGGTTTCTATTCGCGATGCACTTCTCAAGATCGAGGATCTGGAGGAGGAAGAGGAGGAGGAGGAAGGTGGCTGAAATCCTGCAACTCGACCCGCTCGGAGGCGCTCATCCACCGTCCGAGACGCACACCGTCTCGGCCAAGGCTCCAGTCGGCCGCCTCCCCTACATCCTGCAGTCGCTCGGGATTGACTGCCAGGTTCTCGAAGACCACGTGACGAAGCGGGAGGTGGTGCTCCTCGAGGAGCCAGCCCAAGTCGCAGTCGCGGCCCTGCTTTCGCTCATCGTTCATGGAGCCCGCGCCAAATGACCAGACACCGCAAGCCCCCAACGCAGCCCGCCAACCCCGACACCGGAGAATGGCTGGAGCGCCCGCCAACCCTGGCCGAGGTCGCAGCCCACCACGCCGCACACGCCAACGCGAACGGGTTCTCGCTGTGGGTGCAGTGGGTGACCGGCGCGAAGGTGCCGATGCTTCACTACAGCACGGGGACCTCTGTCCCGCGCAAGGAGTGGGGCACGACCGAGGGGCGATGGAGGCCTCTCGATGCGGACGCCGTGGCGTGTAGGCTGGTTGCCCCATGACCGACAACTCCGACATCTTCCGCAAGCGCCGCATCCGAGAGAAGGCCATCGAGTGGCTTGGTGGCCCCTCCGCAGTGCGGGTCCTCGACTGCTGTGCGGGCTTCGGGCACATGCGCCGCGAGTGCTACGCGGGCGTCGCCAGCTACCTCGGCATCGACCAGCGACGGACACGACAGCCAGACACCCTCGTCGGCGACAACCTCGTCCTGGCCCCGCCGCGGGTCGACGACTTCGACCTCTTCGACATCGACACCTACGGCAACCCCTGGCCGCTGTGCGACCTCCTCACTGCGGCCCGCACCGACACTGCGCCGTTCGTCCTCGTCACGACGTGCTTCCAGGCGCGCCACATGCGCTTCGGCCGGGGCTCTGGCTACATCGACTCCAAGTTGGGCCTCGGCGCGGTCTTCTCGGGGCGCGCTCGGCAGCGCCAGCGTCACGTCGCCCAGGCCCGCCGCGGCGACAACTGCGACCGATGCGGAGGCTCGACCGGGCTCGAGATCCATCACATTGACCACAACCCGAGCAACAACGCGCCGTCGAACCTCACGACTCTCTGCATCAAGCACCATCACGCCCGCCACCGCATCGAGACCCCGACGAAGCTCCCGTCGCTGAACCGCTGGTACGACACCTTCGTCTCCCTCGTCATGCGCGACTGGCCCGTGCGCGTCGTGAAGTGCTACCGGGCGACGGCCTCGACACAAGGCCACGCCGGGCGCGGCTGGTACTACGCAATACTCTGTGAGAAAGCCAATGGCGACCGCAAAGCGTGAGTGGAAGAAGAAGTTCCTCGAGGCCTTCGGGCAGACCTGCAACGTCACCATCTCGTGCCGTGCCGCGGGGGTCTCCCGCGACGCCTACTACAGCGCCCGTGAGCGCTCCAAGAAGTTCGCCGCCCAGGCCGACGACGCGCGGGTCTCCGCCGTGGAGCTTCTCGCACGCCGTGCGTGGAAGATGGCCGAGGGGGGCAACGAAAAGCTGATGATGTTCCTACTCAAGGCACATGACCCAGCGACCTACGGAGACAGGAAGGCCATCGAGCACAGCGGCCCCGGTGGCGGGCCGATTCAGATCGATCGCGGTGCCATCGCCAAGCGCGTCGACGAGCTCCTCGCGGGGATGACCGACGAGCAGGTCGATGCTCTCGTCGAGGCCATCGAGAAGCAGTGACCGTCGACGCTGACATCGTCTCAGGAGCAAGGAGGCGGCGCCTCCTGCAGTTCGTCCGCGCCGACTTCCCCGAGTACGAGGCGGGGTGGTTCCACCGAGACGTCTGCAGCCGCCTCGAGGCCTTCTCGCGGGCCGTCGCGGAGAAGCGCTCGCCGCGGCTGATGCTCTTCGCACCGCCACGCCACGGCAAGAGCTTCCTGACGAGCGAACGCTTCCCCGTGTGGCACCTTGGTCGCCACCCCGAGCACGAGGTCATCGTCGCCAGCTACAGCTTCGACGCCGCGAAGAAGAGGAGCAAGGCGGCCCGGACCCTCGCTCGCCTCGACCTCACCCGCGACACCTTCGACCTGGAGCTCGACGCCGAGGCCTTCGCGGTGGACGAGTGGTACACGACCCGCGGGGGGAGGTACCAGGCCGTCGGAACTGGCGGCAGCATCACCGGCGGCGGCGCCAACGTGCTCATCATCGATGACCCGGTGAAGGACTGGGCCGTCGCCCTCTCTCCGACGCAGCGCGAGTCCATCTGGGACTGGTACCAGAGCACCGCCTACACCCGCCTCTCGCCAGGCGGCGGGGTGCTTGTCATCCAGACCCGCTGGCACGAGGACGACCTCGCCGGGCGCCTGCTGCGAGCGATGGACGCAGGCGAGGGCGACCGCTGGGAGGTGGTCGACTACCCAGCCATCGCCGAGCGCGACGAGCTCCACCGCCGTGCGGGAGAAGCGCTCCACGCCGAGCGCTGGCCGCTGGAGCGACTCGAGAAGATCCGCGTCGTCGTCGGGAGCCGCAAGTGGCAGGCGCTCTACCAGGGCCGTCCGAGCTTCGAGGGTGGCAACATCTGGAAGGCATCGTGGTGGCGCTTCTGGACACGCTCGCCCCTCACACCAGACCAGGAGTCGAGCGGCAAGTGGATGGTGCTTCCCGAGAAGGTCGAGCTCATCCAGTCGTGGGACCTCACCCTCGGGTCGCTTTCGGACACGGCGAGCTGGGCGGTTGGGCAGGTCTGGGCGAAGTGCAGGGCCGACCGCTTCCTTCTCGACGAGATCCGCTTCCGCGGCGGCATCCTCGAGACCGAGGCGGCGATCCGCGAGCTCTCCCGCCGTTGGCCAGCCGCGGGCAAGAAGTACGTCGAGAGCGCAGCGTTGGGGAAGCCGCTCGAGGCGAAGCTGCGCCACGACATCCCCGGGATCATCCTCGTCCCGGTCGACCAGAACAAGGCGGCTCGGATGGAGGCCTGCGTGCCCGAGGTCGAGGCTGGCAACGTCTACCTCCCCGACCCGATGCTGACTCCTTGGGTCCGGGACTGGATCGACGAGTGCGCCGCCGCGCCGCACGGCCCCGCGAACGACCGCGCCGACTCGGCGTCGCAGGGATTGACGAAGCTGCGGACGCCGTCGACGATCCGGATGGCGAGGGTGTGAGGTGGCACGGTGGTTGAAGTGAGGCCGAGGGCCAGGAACGACGGGAGAGACGAGATGGAAGACCTGATTGCGGCACTTACCATTTTCGCGAAGTACACGAAGTCAAAGCACCCTACGAACTGCGAGCACGACGAGCTCCGCGTCCAAGTCGACCCGCGCAAGGTGTCCCGGGAGGACAAGAGGGCTCTCGCGGCTCTAGGGTTCGACCCCGACGAGGAGGTCCCCGAGTCCTTCATCTCGTTTCGCTTTGGCTCGTGCTGAGGAGGGAGACTCGATGGAAGACGACACGACGACGGAGGCACCTGGCGTGCCCCAGGACGCATCAGAGACGACACCGCCACCGAGTGACGGGGGAGGCGACGCGGCGCAGAGGAAGGCGACGGGGGTTGGCATATACGACGTTGCGGCACTCCAGGCCGAGTTCCTGAATGCGCATCGAGCTGCGATCGACAGCATCCTGCCAATCGGCTTAGCGGTGTCCATGCCCGAGGACAAGCTTCTGAGCGCCGTGCTCAAAGAGCGCGACATGGCGAAGGCCCGCGCCGAGAAGGCCGAGGCCGAGCGGGACGAACTGCGTGCGGTGTTCGACGATCGGCGCACGTTGTGCTCGGAGTTGGACTCGTCTCGATGCGAGCTCGCCGAGTGGAAGGCCAAGGTCGAGAAGGCGGAGAAGGAATTGCTGGACTACATCGAGGCAGCGGGAGATGCGTCAGATCGTGAGCGCGAGGGCTGGAAAGCGAAGGTTGCATTCGCCGAGGCCGAGCGCGACCAGGCTCGACGGGAACGCGACGACCTACGGGCCGCTCGCGATGTCTATCAAGAGGCCCTCGTTGGTCTTGAGGAGGGGGCGCGGAAGCTGCGGGAAGTCGAGGCCGAGCGCGATGAGGCCAGACGAGAACGCGACCAGGCCCGCGACGCCCGCCGACTGCCCGAGTGGGGCTTCATCAAGGCCGACCTCGAGGAGCGACTGTGCCTCGTCACCCGCGAACGCGACGAGCTCCGCGCCAGGCTTGAGGCCGGTAGAGCTGCCATCCTCGCCGCGGCCGACAGTGGGCGCGAGAACGCCGGCAAGACGGCTGACCTCCTCCGCAAAGTTGAGGCTGAGCGCGACGACCTCCGGGCACAACTCGCCACGACCAAGGCCGTGCTCGATGCGACGAATGAGAGGGGTCGGACGGTCGAGAAGGCGACGGAGGTGGAGCTGGCCAGGCTCGATGTCGAACGCGCCGACCTCCGGGCCAGGCTCGCCACCGCGGCCGAGTCGCTCAAGACCCGCGACGTGGTCGAGGAGCTGAGCCGCGTCCAGGCCATCGCGTCGATGCAGGCGCGGGTGATCGTCGCCGAGGACGCACGAGCCGCCGCAAAGGCCGAGCTGGCGACCGTGACCGCCGAGCGGGACCGCCCCGCTACCACTCCATCGCCAACCAACCCGCCACTGCCCGCCGGCCGAATTGTGGAGCAGCATCTCGACGGCGCGAGCGTGAACTGGACGACTGGCTTCATCAATCTGCGCGGAGACCCTGGCGCCATTCATCTTCAATCCCCCGCCGAAGTCGAGCGCCTGGTCGCCATCCTCGCCGAGGCCCGCGCCCAGGCATGGCCGGAGGTAGCGTGAGAGCCCCGACGCAGCGCGACATCGCCGTGCTCAAGGTAGTCGGCGACGCCCGCAGCATCACGCGGCGCGAGTTGGCTCGGCGGCTCGGTGTGAGCGACTGGCGCGCCCACGTGCTGGCCCGCCGGTGCAGGGCGCTCGGCTTGGTGCAGTGGAGCTGGGCCCCGTGGCGACCCTACTCGCTCACCGCGGCCGGGCTGGTCGAGTACCGTCGATTGCGGGAGGGTTCCTGATGCGCCAGGCCCCACACAAGTGCCAGAGGTCCCCGCGCGAACGACGGCTCGCGAAGATGCGCGACGCGTACGACGACCTGCAGCGCAGGCGAGATCGGGTTGTTGCGGCCGAACGGGAGCTCGAGGCGGAGCGGGCCGCACTCGCCAAAGCCCAGGCTCGACATCTGGACCTCTCGCAGTCGCCAGAGGTCCCGGACGAGGACGAAGCCGCGTTCTGGTGGAGGATGGGGCGGTCTCGGTGCAAGTACTGCAAGGCACGAGCGACCGAGCATGACGGAGGGCAGGGGTGATGGGAATGGACTACGTTCGAGAATTCTACGGCGTCCCGGCCAAGCGAGGGATGCGTGTCCGCGAGTCGTCAGAGGGGCGGCGCTGCATTCGAGAGGGGCGCATCGCTAGCGCAAGCCACTACGTGTTCGTGATCCTCGACGGGGACACGCGCTCGTCAACGTATCATCCGACCGACCTCATCTACCTTGGACCAGACGGCGAGGTCCTGTGGCCGGTGAAGGGGCAGGGCGGTGGCTTCGCACGTGACCTGTCTGGTGGAGGGAAGGGGTGATGGGTAACGACGACGAGCAATCGGAACTCGAAGCGGTTGAGGCGATGCAGGACGCCATGACGCCAGAGGAGCGCGCCAATCAGGAAGCCGAGGATAGGTGGTTCGCGTACTTGAAGGCTCGCGGACTCGCCCTTGTGCCAAGAGGCCAGGGAGGGGGTGCGGGCGGGCCGATGGTGCCGCCCGGCTATCGCGTCGTGCAATCGGGTGGAGGGAAGGTGTGATGGGCCGGCACTCGAAGAAGAAGCACCCGCACCGCAACGAGTGGCCGGTGGCGGCGCTCGAGTCCCGCTATGAGAAGGCGCGACGGGCGGCGCAGGAACACCAGTGGAAATGCCGCGCGTGCTTCGTTGGGCGCCTGTGGTGCGATGAGAACGCGCGCCTGCAGATTGCGAGGCTGAATGCCCGCGAGGCGCTGCTACTTGCCACGAGGAGGAAGGGGTGATGGGTGACCCGTTGTCGGAAGCGATTGCGCACTGCATCGAGTCGGAATGCCAGGAGTGCCGGGACGGGCACCTGCAACTCGCCGCGTGGATGCGGGAGCTGGTGGAGTTGCGCCGCCTTGGAGACAAGCCCGGCCGCATTGTCGCCGCCGTCCGGGCTCTCGTGGTGGAGGGTGGCGCCTCGGTCGTGCTGTCGACCTCCGAGCCGCTGTCGATGCAGGAGATGGACGAGTGCGCCGAGTTCCTGTCCGCCGAGGGCGAGCGCATCGGCGTCAAGTTCACCCTCCTCGCCTGGCCGCTCGAAGTCGCCAGCGACTGGCGCCGCCGCCCACCAACGCACGCCGAGATCGTCGCTCACCACAAGGCCACGGCTGTCGCCGGCGTCTCGCTCTGGCAGTACTGGAAGGACGACGAGCACTCCCCCGAGGTGCAGGAGGTCGACGACATCGACGACGAGGTCGAGTTCGTCTCGTGGCCCGAGTACCGATGGCGTGCCGTCACCGCCGGTGCTGACCCGTGGCCCTGGCCAGAGGTTGCACCATGAGCCACGTCAAAGACCTGCTTGACCACTTGTCTCGGCGAGCCACCGCTGGCGTGATTACGCTCCAGGCCATCGCCGACATCCATGCCGCCCTCGTCGCCGACCAGGAAGACAGCGCTTGGCGCCTCCGACCACCGACCGCGGCGGAGATTGCGGCGCATCACGCGGCCCACGCCACGTCGCTCGGGTGGTCGCTGTGGATGGTGTGGGCTATCGGTCGCGCATCCCCGATGGTCATCGCGCTGCGCCCCGGCGGCAAGGCCGAGGTCGAGGACGCGATGTGGCGAGCGGCCGATGCCTGGTGTACCCCTTGCGCCTGGCCGAAAGTCGAGGAGGTGGGGTGTGGGTAGTCACGTCGATGTAACGGAGAAGGCCAGGAAGCTGGCCGCCACGTGGAGAGAGGAGGGCCGCCGCGAGAACGTGGCGGCATTCGCGCGTGAGAATGGGTGGTCGCCGGCAGAGGCGCTCATGTTCTCCAACACCGTGCAGGTGTGCGCCGAGGAGCTTGAGGCAATACTTGGCGACGGCGCGGAGGTGGAAGATGGGTAGCCGCGTCGAGGAGCTGCGAGCCAGGTGGGGGCACTACGGCGACATCCATCTGCTGCGCCGCGAGAACACCATCCCGTTCTGCGAAGCCGCCGAGGAGCTCGGTGAGGCCATCGACAATGACCAGTCAGCCCAAGCCTGGCGTCGTAGACCACCAACCCCCGCCGAGCTCCTCGCCCACCACTCCCGCCACGCTCGCGGCCGGTGGATGCGTCGCACGGGCCCGACGCTGCAGCTCTACACGTGGACGCCAGGCCGCCCCACCGAGCTACCGCCAGGCGAGTGGCGCGCTCTCGACGACGAGGGTGCGCCGTCCCCGTGGCCAGTCGTCGTGGCTGGGGAGTCGAAGTCGTGAGCACAACAGGGCTTGCATACCGATTCGACCACTCCAGCGTGTCGGCGGACCCGGACATGCCGGTCATCGTGTGGGTGCCGGAAGACCGGGGCTTCTCTGGCGCGGCCGGCGCATCGGTGGTGATTCACGCCACGCTGCTACTTGTGCGCCGAGGGACCGCCACCGTCCACCTCGCAATCGAGTGCCACGATGGCGAGCTGCTCGACGCCGAGATCCACTACCCACACACCGCCGGGCTGCTGCGCCACGTCCAGGCCACTGCCGCGCGCGTGGTGTGGTCGTGGTGGCGAGGGAGCTGCCTGACTGCGCTGCGCGTGCCACGCGGCCGCGTCTGCTGTCACTGAGGAGCCCTGTGAAGCATTTCCTGAAGACTCGTCGCGAGCACTACGACGCCGTTGCCTCTGGATACAAGCGCGTCGAGCTCCGTCGTGACGACCGAGGATTCGCGGTCGGAGATACGCTCGTGCTGCAGGAGTGGGAGGATGGCGCGTACACTGGGAGGGCCATGAGAGTCGAGGTGACGCACGTGCTGAGTGGCTGGGGTCTACCCGCCGGGCTCGTGGCCCTGAGCATCGGTGCTGAAGGTGTCACCCCGTGGCCCTCACCCAACACATGAAGTTTCAGGCACAAGTATTGTCGCCGCCTCGTGTTCTCGGTACCCTGTAGCGCGGAGGTGTCGCATGGTTCGTGTCCTTCTCTCCGGCCTCGTCTCACTCATCATCTACCTGTCGGGGGTGCGCCGTGGGCGTTCGTGATTGGTGGCATAGCTTCTGGTACGGCAACTCCTCTCTCCCCGCCGTCTCGAAATCCGAACGGGCCCAGGTGCTGCAGCAGGTGCGTCGTGAAGCCCTCCAGATGCTCGCCAAGAGCATCACGCCGATGGACCTGCTCCCCTCGACGATCAAGGGGAAGCCACAGGGCAGCAAGTACTCGAAGAGTACCGTCATCACGAACGGGCTCGCGGCGTCCGTCATCGTCTACGCCTGCACAACGCTGGTGGCTCGCACCGTCGCCTCGGTTCCGTGGCGCGTCACAGTCGGCGGCGAGGCGGCCCCTGCCGACCACCCACTCGTCGAGCTGATTGCCAAGCCGAATCCCGCGTGGACCTGGAATCAGCTCCAGCAGCACGTGATGTACAGCCTGCAGCTCTGGGGCGAGGGCTTCATGCCGAAGATCCGCGCCCGCGCCCTCGGGCCGTCGGCGCTGTACCCGAAGAAGGGGCTCCCCGCCGAGCTTTGGATCACGAAGCCAAACCTCCTCGACCCAATCCGCGGCGACTCCAAGGTCATCAGCGGCTACCAGAAGCACGGAGACCTGAAGGGGCCGATCATCTCCCCAGAGGATCTGATTCACCCTGTCTTCGTCCACCCCGATGACATCCACCGCGGCCTCGCCCCGCTCGAGCCTGGACAGAACGACGTCAACGTCGACGTCCAAGCCGGCGAGTGGCAGGCTCACTCCCTCGAGAACCGTGCCGTCCCCGATGGCGTGTTCAAGCCCAAGGAGTTTCTCACCGACGACCAGTTCAACGAGGCCCTCGAACACCTGCGTGAGGAGTACGCCGGGGCCGCCAACGCTCGCCGCCCGCTTCTCCTTGGTCTCGACATGGAGTGGATCGCGATGAGCCAGACGGCGGTCGAGATGGACTTCCTCAACGGCCGGGCATACACGTCGGGGAACATTTGCACGGTCTTCGGCGTGCCCCCCGAGATGGTCGGCGCACGAGAGGCCAAGTACAAGAACTACGAGACCGCCGAGCGCGTGCTCTGGACCCAGACCGTGCTCCCGAACGTCTACATGCTGCGCGACCTCTACAACGCGCAGCTCGCCGCCGAGTTCGGCGACGACGTGGCGCTGGTCCCCGACCTCTCGGGAGTCGACGCCCTGCTGCGCATCTTCGGAGAGCGCTGGGACATCGCCGCGAAGATGATCGACAAGGGCGTGCCCGTCGCCGTCGCGAACGAGGTCCTGCGGCTCGGGCTCCCGACCTTCCCGGGGCAGCAGTTCACGGCGCCGACCCTGGCGGCCATGAAGGAGCTCTTCGCCGCGGGGGTGCCGATGAAGGTCATCAACGGAGCGCTCGGTCTCGGGCTGCCGCCCTACCCTGGCTGGGAGGTCGGCTACCTGCCATCCTCGACGGTGACCGTCGACAGCGTGCTCGGTGGGGGGATGTGATGCCGGTCTACACCATCGTGACGGCGCCCGACGATGCCGAGACCGACCTTGGCGAATGGCTGGAGGAGATCCGGAGGAATCCGCCACCTCCCATAACGGTGCAACTGCACCGTGCGCCGCCGACTGACGCCGGCCGAGAGTACATGAGGCGCATGGAAGTCGAGCGCGAGGCGGAGTGGCAGGAGGAGATGCGGCGCACCATCGCCGCACTGCAAGAGGGGATGTGATGAACATGGACCAGGTCAAGCTCGAAGAGTTCGAGGCCCTCGCGAAGCGCGTGCTGCGGGCGAGCTACGATCCGCAGGCCCGCACTTCGAACGACGAGCGCGACCTTGCGGGAGCCGTTGCCGTCTTGGCCGCCGAGCTCCGCCGCATGGCCGCCGGCCCGGCGCCACGCTCGACGCCCCCGGAGCCGGCGCTGCCCCGTGTGCCCGCTACAGTCGAGGAGGTCCTCATCGAGGCGACGCGCTTCGCCCAGACCACAGCAGAGCTGCTCGCCGTCGCGAAGTTCCGACGTGACCTCGGGGGCGGCGCCCCGTGATCGCGCTTCACGTCGCCACAGTGCCCTACCTCGACTGGCTGAGCCTCAAGGCCAGGCAGCCCATCGACGGCCCAGGCGAGGCACTGGAAGCGCGAATCGATGCGCTGCTAGCCGCACAGGAGCCGCGGCTCATCCGCTGGCTAGTCGCCGAGTGGGGCGGCCAACGCGCGGACATCACCGACGCGGAGCTCGTCGCCGCCATCGACGCAGGGTCCATCCCCGCCGAATGGGCTGAACGCTTCCACCAGCGCTACTCGGACTTCGTGCTCGAGCGGATGGTGCCGGAGTGGACGCTCGCCGCGAACACGGCGGCGGCTGGCATCCGAACGGGCGTGGCTCGGCTCGGCATCGACCACGACTGGAGCTTCCTCGAGAGCCGCATCGGCGACTTCGTCCTCGCCCGCGGTGACCGTCTCCCCGTCGACCTGACCGGCCCGCAGATGGATGCCCTTCGCGCCGTGCTGCACCACCACATCGTCGAGGACCCCATCTCCTCGCGCGAGCTCACGCGGCTGTTGAAGCCCGTCGTCGGGCTCACGGAGCAGCAGGCCGCGACGCTCGTGCGCTACCGTGCCTCGCTTGTCGAGGCGGGAACTCCTGCCTCGCGCATCGAGCGAATGGTCGAGCGCCACGCTCGCCAACTGCACACACGGCGCGCCGAGACCATCGCTCGCACAGAGATGGCCTTCGCGTACAACGGCGGCGCCAGGGCCGCAGTCGAGGATGTCGCCTCCGCCGGGGGCTTCTCCTCACCGGTGGTGCGCGTCTGGCACACCGGACGCGACGAGCGGACCTGCCCGCAGTGCGGCGCCCTGCACGAGCAGCAGGCGCAGATGGAAGGCCTCTACCCAGACGGGACTTCGGCCCCGCCGGCACACCCCAGGTGTCGGTGCTGCGAACTGTTCGAGGTGGACCAGACCGCCCCGCCGAAGCCGGCTCCAGCCATGGATCCGACCGTTCCCGAAGAGCCCGTGGTGCCACCCAACACGCTCGACCCCAATCCCCCCGTGCTCGGCTTCGACGCCCTCCCCGACAAGGCGCCGACCATGCCGACGGCGATGTTCCGCGGGGTGGTCGACGACGAGCAGGCCCGCGTGAAGAAGGCCCTGGACTTGTCTGCGAAGGAGCAAGCGTTTCTCGACGGGATGCGACTCGGACAGCCAGGTGACGCGGGCGTCGAGAGCGAGCTGCGCGAGAAGTTCAAGCGACTACTCTCCGGGCTTCGCGACACCTCCCGCGACTACTCGGCGGAGGCGCCGATGACGCTCGGGAAGCCGAGCGCTTCACGCTACAAGCTCTCGAATTCCGAACAGGCCGCCGTCACTGGCGCCCATGACAAGCTGCGCCAGATGATGGGCCCCGATGCGGTTGGGCATGGGACCAAGTACCAGCGCCGTGCAAAGAGAGCGCTCGCGATCCGCGGCCAGGCTAACGCCAGCTACTCGACTGGTCGGTACGGGCCTCCGGAGGGTACGATTGGGCTGGTTGGTGGATCGCGGATCGAGGAGTTGCTGAGGCGTCTCAAGCTCAACCAGCGCGGGGTCTCAGACATCGAAGGCATCTTGTGGCACGAGATGGGGCACGACCTCGATGCGAGGAACCATCGTGCCCACCTTGCCGCCCAGGCGTTCTACAGCAGTCGCACCAAGGGCGCCGGGGTCACGAACAAGTACGGGTTTGCGAGCAAGGAAGACGATTGGTGGCACAACTACATGGGCCGGTTCTACCGCGATGATGACACCGAATTGACATCGATGGGGTTCGAGTGTCTCGCGAGTCCGGCACAGGCGCTGCTACTCTACGCACGCGACCCGGAGCACTTCGCGTTCACGCTAGCGCAGCTCCGGGGCCGATTCGGCTACTCACCGGGGAGGAACCAATGAGCGGAACCGTCGACCTTGCTTGGGCAGACGGAGCGGCCGTCCACATGACCTGGGACGATGACGAGGCGCGCACGCTCACTGGCGACGAGTCCCGCGTCGCTGACGCCGCCGAGTTCCTGGCGCGGACGCGCAGCGTCTTCTTCCCGTCGGTGGGGCTCACCGTGCAGGATTGCCACGCCGAGACCTGGGAGTTCACCGTCGCCGCCTGCACCGAGGAGTCCAGAGCGCGTTGTGGTGAGTTCACCGTCGCCGTGACCACCCCAGACGACTACGAGACCGTCGACGACCGCCTCGCCGAGGAAGCCGAGGACGGGATGATCGTTCTCTCCTGAGCGCAGCGGCGCTCGCTGAGCCCGGCGCCTGTGTCCCTTCCCGCCGGGCCTCCCTCTGCACTCCCCGCCGGTGGAGTGGAAGCGCCGCAACCGGCCCCTCCTCGCTGCCCACGCGCGCCGTCGACTAGGCTCCGCGGCCCGCCACCTGGACGAAAAACCTCATCCTCAACTTGAGGTTTTTATGTTCAAGCTATTGACATTCCGTCGCTGTCCTTGACAATGGTGTTAGGCGGCTCTGCCGTCAGACCATGCTCGGGGGTAGCGATGGCGTTCGAGTTCAAAGAGGTCCCGCTTCGGCTCAAGGCTTTCTCTCTCACGGACCGCACATTCGAGGGCTACATCAGCACCTTCGAGGAGCCAGAGAACTACGACAGCTACGGCGACATCGTGGCCCGCGGTTTCTTCGCCGCCGACCTCGTCGCGCGCGGCCCCAAGAGCGCCGACCCGCGCATCAAGGTCCTCTTCAACCACGACTGGGACCGGCCCATCGGTCTGCCCGTCGAGATGCACGAGGACGAGCGCGGCTGCTACGCGAAGGCCTTCCTCCCGCCCGACATCCCCGACGCCGACCTCACGCTGAAGTTCATCGCCGCCGGACTGTGGGACGCCCTCTCGTTCATGTTCGAGGTGACGGAGTACGCCTTCCTCGACGACTACCCGACAACCCACGGCTACCCCGTGCGAAAGCTAATCCGTGGCAAGACCTTCGAGTTCTCGCCCGTCACCTTCCCCGCCAACGACAACGCCCGCATCGCGAAGGCCCGAGCCGAGCGAAAGGCCGCGTGGCTGGGTACCGCCGCGCCCGAGACCAAGGAAGGCCGGGTGCTCTCCTCCAAGAACGTCGAAAGGCTGAGCCAGGCTCAGACCCTGATCGGCGAAGTCATCTCGTCGGCCTCCCCGGAGGACGGCGGCAAGGCACTCAACCAGGCGCTGACCGAGCTGCGTGACGCAGTCGACGCGCTCACCACGAGGATCTGACCAATGCCCGAAGCATCCACCGGCGAACTCCTGATCGCGATCAAGTCGAAGCTCGATGAGGCCGGCGCAAAGTGGGACCGCATCTCCACCGACATGGCGCCACTGCTCAAGGAGCAGGGTGAGCTCATCAAGCAGCTCAAGGGCGAGAAGAACGACCGCCTCGCCGAGCTCGGCAAGAAGCTCGACGAGATTGGCCCCTCGTTGATCGAGGCCCAGAAGAACTACGTCGACCTGAAGAAGGCGATGGTCGAGCTCGAGAAGACCACTCAGCGTGGCGGCGAGCGGCAGAAGAAGGCCCCACGGAGCATCGGCAAGGACTTCGTCGCCGGCGACGGCTACAAGCAGTGGAAGGACCACCACAAGAAGGAGCGGTGGTCGGCGCCGCACGAGATCAAGGGCCAGCTCTTCGAGCGCAAGGCGAGCCTCGACTGGGACGAGGACAACAACGCCGGCGCGCTGGTGGCCCCGTGGTATCGGCCCGACCCCATCCAGACCCGCAAGCGCGTCCCCATCCATCGCAAGTACCTGACCGTCATCCCCGTCGACGAGAGCAACCAGGTCAAGTTCTCGCGCGAGACCACCGAGTACGTCCTCGTTGCCCAATGCACGGCCACCGCGGCCTTGGGGCAGAAGGACGTCACCGTCGACAGCGTCGCGGGCTTCTCCACCAAGGACCACTTCAACGCCTTCACCTCCGGGGCGAACAGCGGAACCATCGCGAGCATCAGCGGCCTCGTGCTGACGATGACCGACAACCTCACGGCGCAGATCAACGTCGGCGACAAGATCGTCTGCCCGTACTTCGTGTTCATCGCCGAGGGGAACATCGCCGCCCGCTCCCTGGACGCGTGGGAAGATGGCACGGCGAACGTCGAGAAGCTCTCGGCCTACGTCAAGACCACGAACGAGCTCCTCGAGGATGCGCCCCGCACCGAGGACATGATCGACCGACGGCTCCTTTCGAAGGCTGCGCGCTGCGAGGAGAAGGCCGTCTTCTACGGCCCGACCGCGACCACCGGCCAGATCGAGGGCTTCTTCCACAACGCCTCCATCGTCGAGATCCTGTGGAGCGCCCAGAGCGCCGGGACGACCAAGCTCGACCTCCTGCAGTACGCGATCACGGTGCTCGCCCTCGCGGAGTACGCCGTCGAGGCGATCTTCCTCAACCCGAACGACCACGGCGACATCATCCGGACGAAGGGCATCGACGGCCAGTACATGTTCGCGCAGGTCATGGCGGTCGGGCTCCCGACCCGCGTCTGGGGCGCCGAGCTCGTGAGCACCGCGGCGTGCGAGTCCACCGATGCGCTCGCTGGCGAGTTCAGCGTTGCCGCGACCCTCTACGACCGGCAGGAGGCCAGCGTCCAGATCGGTGAGGTCGACGACGACTTCATCCGCGGCAAGAAGTCCATCCTCTGCACCGAGCGCGTCGCCTTCTCGGTCGACATCCCCGCGGCCGTCGTCCGGATCAAGTTCGACTCGGCCCCCGTCTGAGCGTGACCCATGACCCGCGCACTCTACAAGGTGCTCTGTCGCCACGTCGGCCGTGACGGCTCGGTTCGCGAGCCGGGGGCGGTCGTCGCCCTCGAGGCTGACGAGGCGGCGGAGGCACTCGAGCGCGGGGTAGTCGCGATCTTCCAGAAGCTGCAGACCGAGCGACAACCAACGATCGAGAACAAAGCCATCTTTCCACGACGCAGGTGACACACATGCCGACCTACCCCGATGCACCCATCACCCTCGATGACTTCCTGGAGCAGGTCCCCGGGACCGTGATGGAGAACCCCGCATACAGCAAGGGCCCATACGGGCTCACCCCCATCTCCTACCAGGCGCTGCGCAACTTCGCCTGCACCGTGTTCGGCGGCGGCGCCGGCGGCAGCCGCGTCGAAGAGGGCCTCGTCGGCGAAGATGGCTCGTCCGGCTCGACGATCACCATCTACCGCGCCAACCTCAGCGCTGGCATCGTGAAGGCCGCCGGACTCTACGGCCAGTTCGCGGCCCAGCCCGACGTCGTCCTCCTCGATGCCGTCGGCGCGACGGAGTGGTTGAAGAGCTACAAGCTCAACGGCGCCGCCGCCGTGGCGCTGACCGTCGACGGCAAGACCTACAACGTCGCGCTCATCGCAGTGAAGGCGACCGCTGGCGTGGTGCTCTGCGCCGTGTTCGGGGCCGAGGCCGCCGACGGTGCCGAGCTCGCCGTCACGAGCGCACAGATCCGCACCGCCCTCGACGCGGCTCTCGTTGCCACCCCAGCCGGTCCTCTCGCGGGGCTCGACACCAGCTCCTTCGTCGTCATCAACCGCGTCAAGATCCAGCAGGCTGGTGGCGTCGTCACGATGACCTGGACCAATCCGGTCACCAACTCCGCTCTGCTCAACGAGCGGCTCGGTGGAACCCTCGGAAGCCTCACCTGACGCAACCACGGGCCGCGCTCGGCACGACCCCCTCTCGGAGCACAACAAGACATGGCCCTCAAGACTCTCTCGCAGCTCGACACGATCGCGGAGTTCATCGGCTCCCTGGCGGACAGCCTCCATGGGACCGGACCGGTCTCGAAGCAGGCGCTGGTCGACATGATGGACACGATGTTCTCGCTGTCCAACCAGGCCCGCAGCCAGGTGCAGACGGGCATGGTGTCGGCCGCCGGGACGACCCCCAACACCATCGCGATCTACTACGCCAACCGGAGCGCTGGGAACGCGGCGGTCAAGGGCGTGTGGCTGAACTTCGCCGCGGTCACCGACCGCATCCTGCTCGGCGCTGGCGAGTGGGCGAACAGCTACACCATCGCCGGGGTGACCCCGATCCCCGCTGCCCTTCTCGCCTCCACCGACTACGCGGTCGCGTTCGTGCTCGCGCTGGTCGCCGGCGTGCCGACCGAGTTCGCGGTGTTCTCCGCCGCGGCCGCCACCGGCACCGCCGTTCCCCCGACGCCCACCCAGATCCACACGGCCCTCGCTGCGGTCGCCGACATCGACGCGACGTGCATGCTCGTCACCGGGCGCTGTGTGATCGCTCGCGACGGCGCCGGAAACGTGGTCACGACGGACACCGACCCGGCCGCAGTCAGCGCCCCCGGTTCGGCTCTCCTCACCGAGCGCATGAGCGCCGGGATTCTCGCGACCGCGGTCTGATCCATCCTCTCCCGACATTCCCCTCGGGGGCGGGCCTCCCCCGCCCCCTTTTGGTATCGGTATCATGGCAACGGTGGTGGACACTCTGACCTGGGCGGCCGTGAGCACGGCGCTGAAGGCGCACCTGAGCGTCACCGGGACGTCAGAGGACACGACCCTTGCTATGCTGCTCGACGCAGCATGCCTCGCCGCTGACGCCTTCCTCGGCTCGGAAGCGTTCCTCGACGACGACGGCCTCGACATCACGATCCCCGGCTCCGTCTACATCGGGGTCTACGAGTGGGTCCGCATGGCCCGCGCCGAGTATCAGCGGGGGGCCGCCCCAGAGGTCACGAGCACCAGCACCGGCGACTTCTCGGAGACCAGGGCGCGGGCGACGAGCTCATCGAGCTTCACGCGGGCCGTCAAGCACTACTGGCAACCGAGCCGCAAGGGGGTGTGGAGATGAGCAGCCTCAAGATTCGCAATGGAGACCGCCCGACCGGCAAGGTTCAGACGCGACGCAAGCGCCAGGCGCTTCGACACAAGATCGAGGAGTGGCTCAAGTCGCGCCGTGCCGCAGAGCGCGCCGCTGCTGAGGCCGCCAGGACGGAGGAGCCAGCGAAGTGAGCCGCGTCCAGACCGATAGCGATCCCAACTTCGGGAGCTTGCGCCGCGCCATTCGTGCGTTCGACGGCCGCGAGCTGACCGCGGGGATCTACGCCGGCGAAATCGCGACCTACGCCGCGGCCAACGAGTTCGGCACCGAGCACACCCCAGCCAGGCCATTCTTCTCGAGCGCGATGGACAACAACGGCGACAAGCACCTGCGCATCATCGGTGAGCAGGCCGGCCGTGTGCTCGGTGGCGAGACGAGCGCCGACGCCGCGCTCGCCGCGCTCGGGGTCGAGGTTCGGAACGACATCATCCGCAGCATCGACGAGGGGCCATGGGAGGCCAATGCCGAGAGCACGGTGCGGCGCAAGAAGTCCTCGAGGCCCCTCTTCGACACCGGCGCCATGAAGCGCGCCGTCACGTTCCGTGTCGGCCGCGCGGGAGGCGCTGAGTAATGCTCCTCGGCGCCGTCAATGTGCCAATCCTCCACCGCCCCGGCGGCTGGACAGCCGGAGAGTGGGTGGCTGGTACGCCCGAGCTCTCCTCGGTGCCCATGTCCGTCCAGCCGCTCAACGGACGCGAGCTGCAGAACCTGCCCGAGGGGCAGCGCACGCGGGGCACCTTCAAGGCGTACACGCTGACCGAGCTCGTCACCGTGCAGATGACCTCTCCCCACCTCTGCGACCTCGTGACCTGGCACAGCCGCAACTACGAGGTCCATGGCGTTGAGGACTGGACCGCGCACACATCGGGGCAGCCGCACTTCAAGTACCTCCTGGTCGAGGTCGCCGAGGACGAGCGTTTCTCTGTGCCCGCGGGCACACCCGGCCCGGACGCATCGCCCATCGCCACGCAATCCTGGGTCACGGAGCAGATCATGGCGCTACGACCCAACACGGCGACCCTGCGCCCGGTCCCGAGCTCAGGACTCATCACCGACGATCCGACGAGCGGGAGCATCGACGCAGCCGGCCAGGCGACGACGGACGCCGAGGTAGTGCTGCACGTGCTCTCCGTCGACACGGCCGACAACGAGATGCTCGCCATCATCGCCACCCTCGTGTGGGGCGTGACCGTCTCCGGTGGAACCGGGAGCACTCGCTGGCTCATCTCTGAGGACACCGAGACCGTAGGACAGCCACCGTCCGCAGGCGCATCGCCAATCTCGGGGTGGTTCTCGGCTACCGCCGGGACGAATCGGCATTCGAAGTCAGGTCGCGTCCCTGACTCCGCCCTTCCAGAGGAGAGCTTCTATCTCTTGCTGACCGGGAAGGTGACCGCGGGAACGCTCACCGCGACCATCTCCGAAGAGACGACCCTCGAGGTCACGTTCTAGGGGTAGTGGAATGGGATTCTACGAAGACCGACGACTCGCGAACGCGACCACGATGGATGTGGCCTACCAGGCAGTGCTCAAGCGTCCTGCCGCTGGCGACGACTACTTCCGGGTGGTCGTCGGCATCGTGAACGGCAAGGGCGAGATGGAGGCCCCCGACGGCGCGACCATCTACGCCCGTCTCCTCAACGAGGACGGGACCGTCTTCCCGGCGATGCTCTTCGCCGCCGACGCCGGTGCTGCGCTCTCCGACTCGGCCGAGGGAAGCTACTTCGTCCACGCGGTTCACGATTGGTACCAGCAGACCGTCGCGCTCGGGCCGGGGCGCTTCGAACTCTTCATCAAGGTCGCGAACAACGCCACCGAGCAGCAGCTCTCGCTCGAGCTGGGCTGGATCGAGAACGGGACTCCGCGCTACACGGCGAGGAAGATCCTCGTTGGCGACCAGGCCGACCTCGACTCGATGGCGGCCGCCATCGCTGCCATCGCCACCGAGCTCGGCGACTTCCCGACCTCTCTCCGTGTCACCCTCGGCAACCCGTCCGGAGTTGACTTCGCCGCCGACCTCGCAGCGATCCTCGCGGCCGCCGGGAGTGCTGGTGGAGCGCAGAGCGCGACCGTCGAGCGCAAGCTCGTCAACTCGAACGCCGTGCTCAGCGCCGACCCGACGGTAACCGCCGTCGCGGTGACGCAGACCGCTGACGCCGAGACCTACGAGGTGATGAAGGTCATCCCGCTCGCGCTTCCTGAGGGGGCGAGTGCAACCATCGACAGCATCCACGACCTCCACCTCAAGTGGCAGAGCCAGGGTGCGGCTGTCGCTGGCACTGGGGCCGGCAAGACGAAGTGGGGCATCTCCGACGGCGCCGAGACCCCCGGAGCCGCCCCGACCGCAAACTGCGTCGACATCTCGAGCGAGATCAGCGAGACCACCGCCCTCACCGTCCACGAGCTCTCCGGCCCTGCACCGACGGACGCCATCCCGTCCGATGGGTCGGTCATCAACCTCGTCCTCATGGGCAAGGTGACGGCGGCCACCGACACGATCACCTGCGCCATCCTCGACGAGAGCGTCCTCAAGATCACCTACCACGTCTGAGCCACTGAGCGATGAGCGACACCACCACCAGAGAGATCGACACCGACATCGGCGACCCGACCGATGCAGCGGTGACCCCTGGGACCGGTGGTGGGCTCTTCGCCAACGTCCGCGCGTTGTGGAACCGCCTGCTCACGCTCGGTGCCGCTGCGGACGCTTCGGTCGGCAACACCCTGTGGGGACTCATCGGTGACCCGCTCGATGTCGCCGTGGCTCCTGGCTCTGAGGGGTCACTCCATGCCATCGTCCGGTGGATTGGCACCAAGATTCTCACCGCGGTGGGCACAACAGGCGATGCTTCGACGGCTGACACCGTGCTCGGTCTGATTGGCCAGCCGGCTGACGCTGGGGTGACAACCCCGACGGAGGGGAGCCTCTACGCCCGTCTGGCCAAGATCCTCACGTGGATCGGAGCGGGCAACGATGCCTCCGTCTCGCTCCCGAACTCTGGGGCGTCTCTCTTCGGCGGCCTCCACGCCACCTATGACCGGGCCGATGCAGCCGTGACCGCAGTCCAGGCACTTCGCCCTACCGGGTGCGGCACCTACAAGCTACGGCTCATCATCCCGACCGCGGTGCTCGCGACAGATGACCCGGGGATGAACCCGGTGTGGGTGGCGTGCCCAAACACCGTGACCGGCACGACGTACAAGAACGCCCAGGTCTGGCAGCTCGACGCCCTCGCCGCCGACACCGGCAACAACTACATCGACAGCGTCGACGTCTACCTGCACTGGCGCACGAATCTGTCCGTTGGAACATCGGTGGCAAGCAAGTGGACCATCGCCCCGCACGCGGACTCGAACGGCGGGACGATGAGCACGGGGCACGACATAACGGACGAGCAGACGGCTTACCCGAAGAAGGGCGCTGTCGAGATGACGAAACGCCTCGGTCAGCCGCCGCTGACCTCCGTCGGTGGTGGATCGACGTGGATTCGCCTATGCCTGGCGCTGAAAGGAGACGCCTCGAACACCGTGTGCAGCGCCGAAGTGTGCGACGACAGCTACATCGAGGTGACGTACCATGCCCGCGCCTAGTCTCACGATCCGCACGGCTGTTGACGCTGAATCTCATGCGCTGCAAGAGATTTGGGCGGCGTGTTGGGCCGACGGGTCTCAGCGCCGCGGGGTTCCGGTCGACGACACCTCTCGCACCTTCGTTGCCGAGCTCGAGGGGCAGGTGGTTGGGTACGCAGAGAGCTACCCGCACCCACTCGAGCCAAGCGAGGGGTGGCTTCGCGCGCTGTACGTTCACCCGGACCACCAGCGCGAGGGCATCGGAGCGCAGCTCCTCGAGGCGGCCTCATCCGACTTCACTGCCCGCGGTTTCCAGCGCCTCGTGCTCTGGGGTGTCGAGGACGCAGAGCAAGCGCGCGCCTTTTACGCGAAGCTCGGCTTCGTACCAGATGGGAAGAGCCAGCGCGAGCTGATCCTCGGCAAGGTCCACACCATGGTCAAGCTCGGGAGGTACATCGGTGGCTAGAACCGCGGTTGAAATAGCCCTCCTCGCCTGGGTTGCAGCCGCCCTCCCGACGTTCCGCGTGGTCTACGCCAACCAGGCCAGCCCGCGCCCGGCCCGACCCTACGCTACCGTCGCAGTCCCCACGGACCGCTCTACCTCGGCAACCCCCTGCATCCAGACGACGACAACCCCCACGGGAGACGGCCGGCACTTCGACCAGACCCGCACCTGGGCACGCCAGGGCACCGTGCGCGTCGAGCTCTACGCCGACGCCGCGGCCGACTGGGCGAAGACCCTCGAGTACAGCCCCCGCCTCGAGGCCATTGACGCACAGCTTCGCGCCGCGGGCATCACGGTCGGGAAGGTCCTGTCCAACGTCGATGAGTCGACGATGCGCGACACCGCGTGGGAAGGGCGCGCCGTCCTCGACTTCCGCTTCACCTACCGCGACCAGGTCACCGTGCCGGTCGACACCATCGAAACGTTCACCTCATCCGTCACCTACGAGGACCCGACATGAGCTTCGACGGCAACGTCACCATCAACATCTTCTCCAGTGCCCAGGCCGTGCCGCAGACGGAGTTCGGCCGCATTGGGATCCTGTCCTCCGACGTGGGCGTCGGATTCACCGAGCGCTACCGCCTCTACCAGAGCGCCAAAGAGCTCTCCGACGACACCGACGTGAACTCGGCGCTGCGGCTCTGGTGTGCGCAGATGTTCGGGCAGAGCGTGAACAGCGGACAGCTCGCCGTGCTGCGTGCCGATCCGAGCGAGGCGATGGTCGAAAAATGGACGATCGGTGGCGTCATCGCGAACCTCGACACCTTCACCATCATCGTGAATGGGATCTCGGTCACCGACACCGCGACCGTTCCCGCCGATGATGCGGCCGCCGTCGCCCTCTCGCTTCGCGCTCTGCTGACCGCTGCTCTCGCCGCGGAGGATGTGACCGTTTCGGGGGCTGGGGTCGAGGTCATCGTCACGGCAGACCACGCAGGCGAGGAGTTCACCCACTCGTGCTCGAAGGTGTCCGTGGCGGGCACCATCACCGCCTCCGCGACGACCCCGAACGTCACGCTCGCCGACTCCCTCTCCGCCATCAAGGCCGAGAACGACACCTGGTACGGCCTCGTCACCGACAGCCGCGACGCCTGGGAGCTCATCGCCATCGCCGCGTGGGTCGCGAACGACGCCTCGAAGTGCTGCGCCCTCCAGAGCAACGACGCCGACATCCTCACCGCCGGCGTCGGCAACGTGCTCGCCACCCTCAAGGCGACCAACAACCCCCGCGTCTTCTTCACCTACTACAGCGACGACAGCGACCCGGTTGACCTCTGCTGGCTCAGCTACAAGCTGGCGAAGGATCCGGACGACGGCACGACGATGTGGAGCGGAGCCACCCTCGTCGGCCCCGCCTTCGACACCCTCACCTCCACGCAGCAGACCAACGTGGAGTCCCAGTACGGCAACGCCTACCTCTCCGAGGGCGGAATCGGCGCGACCGGCCCGGGCAAGCTCGTCGACGGTCGGTGGATCGACACCATCGTCACGAAGGACTGGTTCAGGGCCCGCGTGCGGGAGGCGGCGACGCAGCTCCGCCTGAACATGAGCTCGCGCAACCTGAAGATCCCGTTCGACAACACCGGCATCGCGATGTTCGAGAGCTGCCTGCGCAAGTACATCGCCCTGGGCGAGCAGGTGGGGCACTTCGAGAAGGGCACCGCGGTGGTCCAGTCCCCCGACATCGCGGACATCTCCGACGCCGATCGCCTCCTGCGCAAGCTCACCATCCCCTCCAACGTGACGCTTCTCGGCGGCATCGAGAAGGTCGTCTACAACCTCGCCGTCCTCGACGTGACCTAACCCCGCGGGCGGCCCGCCGCCCCGGCCCAGGAGTGAGAGATGAATCGCGACTACGACGTGAACAGCATCGCCGTCCTGCTCGGCGGCATCCCCATCACCGAGTTCGCCGATGGCGACGCGGTGAGCATCGCGTTCGACGACGTGGACTTCGTCCCGACCCAGGGTTCCCACGGGTCGACGATCCGGTCGAGGAAGCACAACAACCTCGGCAAATGCACGCTCTCCATCATGCAGGGCTCTCCGGCCCTCGACATCCTGCAGAGCCTGCTCACCGCGGACCGCCTCACCGGCCTCGCGAAGTTCTCGTTCATGGTGAAGGACATGCGCGGGAACAGCCTCGCCGCGGCCCCGAGCGCCTGGTTCGAAAAGACCCCCGACCTCAAGTTCGCCACCGAGGCGAGCGCGAGGGAGTGGGTCATCGTCCTCGCCGGCCTCGAGGTCATGCACGGGCAGAACTACCCATAACCAGCGCGCCCGGTGGTGAGAGGGACTGACCACCGGCACGCCGACACTGGAGACGACATGAAACGCGAACCCATCCTGACGACCATCAACGGCCACGAGTACCGATGCGAGCCGTTCGGCTTCGACACCGGACAGGCCCTCATGCTCGAGCTGGCGGACATCGTCCTGTCTAGCCTGGGAGAGGCCGGGGCCCTCGTCGACTTCGACCTCGGAGCGCTCAGCAGTCTCGAAGCGCTGGCCTCCCTGAACTGGGGCGCGCTTGGGAAGGGGATCGGCGCCATCCCCAAGGCCATCCTCACGAGGGGTGGGCCGCAGTTGGTGTCGAGGTTCCTGGCGAAGACGCGCCGCTGCTTCCCCCCCGAGGACGCACGCGGCAAGGAGCGTTGGGAACCTCTCGCCACTACCGAAGCTCGGGACCAGGCGTTCGACAGCTACGTCGAGGGATTCGAGGTGGTGACCTGGGTGGTGAAGGAGAACTTCGGCCCTTTTTGGACGGAGCTTTTCGGCCGCTTGCCGCAGCCTGCCACGAAGCCAGGCGAATCGAAGAAAGCGGAAGGGACCGAAGCCCCGAATCCCTGAAGGCGGAGGCGAAGCGCAAGAGCATCATCGAAGCCCTATCCAAAGGGCTCAGCGGACCGCGCTGGCGAGGCTGGGAGTTCTGGATGGTCACCACGAGTGGACGACGCGACCCCATCGACGTGCAGGAGCACTGGACGATCTGCGACGTCCTCGATGAGTACTTCGCCCTGCAGATCAGGGGGCTCGTTCGATGAGCATCACCATCCGCAACATCCTCACGAAGTTCGGGTTCGTCTCGGATACGGGGGCGCTGCAGCGGGTAGCTTCCGGCGTCGAGGCTGTCAAAGCACGGGCTGCGGCAGCCACCGCTACCGTCGGCAACACCGCTACCGCGGTTGGGACCGCTACGACTTCACTGCGGGGGATGCTCGGCGCATGGCTCGGCCTCGGGGCCATTCAAGGCGCGGTCGGTGGACTCATCTCGGCGAACAGCGAGTTCGGGTTCTTGAACGCCCGCCTGGTGACCATCACCGGCTCGAGCGAGAAAGCCAAGGCCGCGATGACCTGGATTACCGACTTCGCCGCCAAGACGCCGTTCGCCATCCAGCAGGTCGGCAACGCCTGGGCCATCCTCACCGAGCGCGGGCTCGACGCCAGCGAAGGGACGATGACCGCACTCGGTGACCTCGCCGCTGGCGCCGGGACTCCACTGGCCACCATCGAGAGCATCGTCGGCGGGATGGGCGATGCCCTGGTCGGCAACGCCGAGCGCCTGCGGACAGCTCTCGGGTCCGGCTTCACCGTCAAGTCGACGCAGAAGGACTTGACCTTCACCAACGCCAAGAACGAGAAGCACGTCATCAAAATCACGAAGGACCTGCAGAAGAACAAGCAGGCCCTGCTTGATTACCTCGTCGTCCAGGGGAAAGCGCCCGGCAAGGCCGGGATGATGCTCAACGCGAGCGAGACCCTCGGTGGCCAGCTCGCCAACCTGAAGGACAAAGTCTGGCAAGTCTTCGTGGCGATGGGGCAGGCGGGGCTCACCGGAGTCATCAAGCGCATCGCACAGTGGCTCACCAACGCGGGGGAGCGCATCCGCGCCCTCACCGAGGACGAGGACAAGATGCGCAAGGTGGCCTGGGTCGCACGCAAGGCCGCCGCCGCCCTCGCCGTTGGGCTCTCATTGCTTGCGGGACGCGCAATCCTCGACGGCCTGAGCAAGTTGATGACCGCGATTCGGGCGGTCGGTACCGCCGGCATGTGGGCGAACATCAAGCTCATGCTCCCAGTGCTGGCCATCGCGGCGCTCATCGTTGGGATCCAAGACCTCATGGTCTTCACGCGGGGTGGAGACAGCCTCTTCGGTCGGATGTTGGGCAAGGCAGGTATCGACCCGGCTCCATACCGAAAGGCCTTCAAGGACATCGGCGAGACCTTCAAACAGCTCTGGGAGGATTTGAAGAAGGGATGGGAGGATATCAAGGAGTCGATGGGGGACCTCGACTGGGCTGACGTGCTCAAGACCACGGTGCAAGGCATTGCCTACGCCTTCGTTGGAATCGGCTATTCCATCGTCTACATCGTCAAGCTGCTGAAGTGGTTCGGCACCCTGATGGGAGAGTCCCTCGGATACATCGTCGTCAAGTTCATGGAGGTCTGGGACGACATCACCGCCGGGGGGTGGAACACCGTCAGGGGCCTCGCCAAGATGCTCCTGCTACCATTTCAAACCTTGTGGGCGCCAGTCGCCGTCATCTTCGATCGTCTATGGCCATACATCAGCGACGGAGCCGCGGACGCCTGGAATCTCATTGTTGAGGGCGCATCTCGTGCCTGGGAAGGCCTTGGGATACTCCTCGACGAGTGGATTGTTCAGCCGTTCTGGGGAGCCATCGACGCCATAGCTGGGGCATGGGACAAGCTGTGGGATGGGATTTACGGCGGCGCTGAGTGGCTCTGGGATGGCATGGTTGGCGTCTTCACCGGCCTCAAGAACTGGGTGCTTGACCTGTTCGTCGCCGTCGTCAACGGCATCGTCGCCCCCATCGAGTCCGGGCTCAACGCCATCATCAGCATGGCCAACGAGGGGCTCAGCGCGCTCGGGCTCGACACCCTCGACGAGGTTAGCTTCAAGCGCCTCAAGCGAGACAACGGAAATGACCTTGCCGCCCCGACGCGCATGTCCAGGCAGGCACGATCCATCGACCCCGACAGAGCCTCCCGCGCGGTGGCAAGCGTCATGAGCATCAACGACCGCGTCAGTTCGTTGATCAGTGGAACGCGTGGAAAGTACGGCGCGACGACAGTGAATGCCCCCAGGACAAACAACGTGTCGGTGTCCGTCACTGGCTCCACGACCGACCCTGTCGCGCTCGCCAACCAGATAGCCCGAATCGTCAACGAGAAGCTCGCAGAGGAAGTGTCGTCGTCGTACGCGGACTTCGCGGATGTCATGCCATGATCCAACTCCTCGACCCAACATCGTTCGACTTCACGACGCCCGTCTTCGAGTTCGACTGCGAGCTGTCTGAAGACCGCACCGTAGAGGTGGAGTGGACGAAGTACCCAATCGAGCTCGGCGCGAACGTCAGCGACTTCGGGGTCAAGAACCCTCTCCAGTTCACCGTCTCCGGTATCTGCACCGCTACCCCGCTCGACACCCTCGAGGCCAGCATCACCAGACTCAGCGACATCTCCGCCTTGCTGCGCCAGCTCGCCGAGGCGTGCCAGCCTCTCATGCTGGTGACCGCAACTTGGGTGGAGAACGTCGTCATCGTGTCGGTGAACGAGAAGCGCAACCGTGACACCGGTGAAGCGGTCGAGATTGAGGTCAAGCTGCAGACCATCTTCCAGCCCGTTCCGCTCACCGTCGACATCCCGCCCGAACTCCTCCGGGTCGACGTGAAGCACGACGCGACGCCGGCGGCAGCGGCCGGAGGGGCAGCGTCCCCGGTTCCTGTCGAGGAGGACGTGTCATGGGGCGCAGACATCCTTGATGCGGTGAGTGGATCATGAACTACCTTCAACCCTACGAGCCGGCCTCCTCGTCGCCGACCTACGACTACACCATCCCCCTCGGGGACCAGACCTATCGCCTGCGCCTGCGCTGGGACCAGCGATCCGAGTCCTGGTACCTCTCGCTCTCGACCGCGGCCGACGTGCTCCTGCTCGACGGCCTGCGCATGGTCATCGGCTTCCCATTGCTCCACCAGTTCCAGCACAACGACAAGCCCGACGGCGAGCTCGTCCTCGTCGACACCGAGAGCACCGGTGTCGAGGCGGCGCTGGCTGACCTCGGCTGGCGCTGCAAGCTGGTCTGGATCCCCCGCGACGAGTTCCCAGTGACGACCGCTGCTGACCTCGGAGTCACCATTTCGTGACCACCCCCATCCTCCCCAGAATCGTGCAGGTGATGGTCGGCCCCGC